ATTGACTGTATTCTGATATCTATTAAGGGTTGATTTTCCGTTAATAATTAAATTACTAGAAGTAAATCCTTCTGTATCAAATATGTCGTATGATTGCCATTCGTATACTGAGCTTCCGTTGCGGACCATTACTGTTTTTAGGATAAACTGTTACTGGCGCATAAAAAATAGATGGAGTTGAATATAGACCATGGGGCGTAGCATGGAACTCAATTGTAAAGTTTACGGTTGCTGCTGGATTGTTATATTCTTTGATATAATAATCTGAATAGTATTCATAATTTATATCGACTGGATAATATTCTGGGGTAGATCCAACCTTCTTTTTGCCTTTAGCTATGAGATAGGTTTCGTATCTTAATGGTGTTGCGTCTGTTTCCCTAATCGAGAAAAGAAGATCATTTTGATCACCAACTCCAGGTTGATAGTACGGTATGTTTACTGTTGAGTCGTGATATCTCGCTGATATTCTAGAAACCCCATTGTTATTTAGACCAGCATAATCCCAAATTGCATTATCAAACTCTAGATATCCCCAATTGTTTGGATATTTAATATTTAATTCTTCTACTAAATTCCTAAAATAGTCTGTTGGATTTTTGTCTGGAGTAAAGTAGGGGGTAGAATTAGTTATGTCTGACATTTCAAGTATCTCAGGCGTAGCCCCTAAATAACTTGAACTTGGCTCAGCGCCAAAAGCTTTCCATAAATTGAGTTCTCTTCTAAGTGTTTTTTTGAAAGATTCTATATCTATACCAATTGGATTTTTAAACGTGTCTATTATTCTTTCTTTAAATGACACGTTTTCTTCTAGATATAATCTTGTTAAACCAACCCTAAGACCAAATTCATCAAACCAATTAAACTTTTGTACTGGAAGTTGGTCGAGTATTGTTGAACTAGAGTTTACATTTTCGGCTTTTAGTACAGAAAACTTTTTGAGAGTTAGTACTTCTCTGTTAATTGGATTATGATAAAAGATATAATCGGAAGCCTTAGACTTCAAAAAATCTACTAAATTATCCGCTCTTGCTAGCTCAATACCGTTGCCAGTAATCTTGTGAAATGTATTATTAACATTTGTTGATGAATATATCCAGGCAATTTGATTCTCGTCGGCTCTATTAATAAAAGAATTTATATTTAAAGAATCTAATTCTCTATCAAAATTATCTAAAGCTTCTCCAACAATTGCGTTAACAAATTTACCCGCTGTTGTTTGCGGGATATAAAGATCAGGAGTTGCTTGATCCACCGCATCTTTATTTAAAAGCATCCAAGACGGAAACTTTTTCAAAATATTTTTTGTTGATCTAGCGAGTATTGGATTAGTCGGATCTGCAATTGCAATTTCAACAAGAAGAATAAAACTTAGAACACTTAAATTGGAAAGTTCTGTATCTATTTCTACTTCAAACTTTGCGTATCTTTTGCTATTTTTAACTAGCAGAATTGAAGCTAATGCTTGAGAGGTTGAAGTGCTAGATAGAAGCCATGGTCCGATTTAATGAGTCTGACTCATACACGTTAACATTAAAAGATATGTCTTCTATACTATTTAAAGAAGAAGAAAAAGCCCCTTTAAAAGTTCGAATATCTACTCTTGAAGAAGTATCTATAAACCTATAAAAATAATCTTCACTTGAAGAAGAAGATATTATCGGAGTTGACGCCTCGTCATAGTCGATAATGTAGTTTCCATCTTCATCCGCTACAGCATCAAAGATATAATAAGTCTGTGATTCTGGCTCTAGATATATTTCTCCGCATATCTGTTACCGAAGTAGAGCCAGATATAGTCGGTGTAGCATTGGCTATATTTTTTGTTCCAGTGAACGTGTAATCACCTAAAGAATTGATTCCAGTAGGAAATCTTGTATAGGAATAATTTTTATAGTACTTATTTGCGTAAAGGTCAATAGCCTCAGTACTCCATGTTTTTCCATTTTTGGAAAAATCAGAAGTGACAAAGCTCAACAAATAAGTTTTCATTTTTTAAACCTCTATACGGAATCTAGCCATACGCTATATTCGCTTGTTATACCATTTTCTGGATGAACAAACATTAAATGCTGACAAGGTCTACTCATTGAAGAAAAGTACTCTTGGGCATATGTATTACTACTTTCTGGTGAACCGGAAACTCTAAGTATTGTACTTCCAATGGTCATTTTAAACTGCTGATGGTAGTGACCCATGAACACATCATCAAAATGCTCCGGAATTGCTCCATCTTTCCAACCCATTATTTTCTTGTAATACCCGTAGTATTGAGCTGGAGCGGGCAGCTGATCTCCATGTATGAGAAGACTAGAATAATTTCCTATGTTATCTACTGCGTACCAATTTCTTTCGCCTTTACCATCTGGAATATTAAAAGATATTCTATCTTCTTTAGCAAAAATTAGTTCTAATATCTTATACAAAAGTCTATCCATGTTCGTCTCTGGATCGTGAGATCTTCTCATCTTTCCACCAACAGCTCCATGGTTCCCAATAATGCCAGTAACATGAACTCTCTTAAAGTTTTCTAAAGCTGTAGTAAGAAATTTAGAAAGTATCTTTGGACCATTTATTCCGACCTGTCTGTATAAACCGGAATCTATCAAATGACTTTGACCAGCGAATATTTCTTCACCCTCAACAATATCACCCAACAACCACACATGAAGATCGTCTACATTGTGATGCAGTCTTTGTATTTCTGTAATCTCCAATAGTTTTTCAGTATATAGTTCTATTCTTTTTTCTAGAACTTCTGTGTTATAACTTGGTGTTATTTTACCCATTTGCCAGTCGGCAAAAACTACTACAGCTGTTTCCGGAGTGTTATGTTTTGTTGATTTAAATGTAGGAGCTTTAATCTTCGGCAGTTCAAAGTTTGAAAAGGCATCAAATGCTGCCTGGTAAACTGAAATTACAGCTTCATCTTTTACGTTCTTATACTTTTCGGCCAACTTAGCCAGGCGTCTATTTTCTGATCTTAAAAAGATTGAACCCTCATCTGGAGAATTGATATTAAAAGTTGGATCCTCTTCTTCGTTAAACTCCTCGTAATCTTGAGAAACATCAACTTCTTCATGAAGTATTTGACCAGGAAAATCCTTATACCCCTCGGACAGCATTCGTGCATGCGTCATATTCTTTGCTTTAATAATTTGTTTTTTTGTAACTAAATAAGATTGTTCTGACATTGATCATCCTTTAATAATCGGAGCTACCCATTATAACAGAATATATCGATAATGATCCAGCTGTCATGTAAGATTTATCATCGGATAATCTATAGTCTTTATTTGGGATATTTTGTCCTTCTACTCTTACTGAATTAATTGTTGCAGAAACAATAACTTCAGAAGCCAAACGCGCCTGTCTTTCCACTTCGGTAATTGATAGAGAGTCTCCAATGGACAAAGTATTAATATATCTATTAATAAAAATTCTTGCTTGATTTTCAACAGCTCTTGCGACTGAGGTATTTGTGCCCTCTCTTAAAACAAGAGACATATTTATATCAACAGGTTTTCTTTCTGCTATTCTTACATTAATGTTGACACCAACTGGCTTTATTGCCTTAACTTGCTCTATAACATATTGGCTCATTGTTGAAATGCTTGATCTAGTTTCTGGCACTAATATAATATCACATGATCCGATTCCAAAAGACGCCTCTCTTATTTTAGCATCCTTTACACCTTTTACGGCTAAAGCTGCAAAGCGAATAGACTCTGCGGTTCCCGTGTTTGAACCCCTTACTGCAGCAATTATTCTTCTACGATAATTGTCATCTGACTCTGAGTTTAAAGTGCTATAAACTTCTTTGGGATTATTACAAAATACTACAACTCCTGGAGGCGCAATAAAATTATGCTTTACTAATGTATTTCTAGCAGCCGTTATATTATTATCAGCAAATTTTGCCTTCACTGATCCGTATGCCCTAGTATTTCCTGCGGCAATAATGACATCGCCGGTAAGCTCGTACATGTATTGAACTGAAGAATAATTGTTGACATCATTAAATACAAGTGTTCCAGCTGCAATGGTAATTGCTGCGCTGTATGGTTTGCCAATAAAAAATTCTATATTTGCTGTGGCTCTTTCTGAAACTAACTCAGATGAAATTGATCTTCTTGGTACATTGTATAATGCACCTATCATATCTAGATTAGCCCCGTTGGCCGTTGCCAAACTTGACTGCTCAATGCTTAACTTTAGGGCGTTGTAAAGATCATATATTTCAGAATGGATTGCCTCAGCAAAGGCTCTGGCAATTGAGCCAGGCGATATTGAGTTAATTCCTGCATTTTTTTGGAGACTATCCAAGGTAGCCAGTAACATTTGCTCTCTTGTTTTTACATTCATAACTGGCATATTACGCTCCTAAATCTTGAGTTATAGAAAGTACCACTGGTTGATAGTTGCTGCCAGCTAAATAAACATCAAACCTAATCGAATCAGCGCTGACAGGTACTGCTTCAATAGTAATTTGCCTATTTTTAAAGACCCCTTCTCTCTCTAGGGCAGATCTTATAAGCCTTTTACCAAGATCTCCGGTTTGAACGCTTTGTGGCATGCCGTAAAGCATTGAGAGCTGGGTACCAAGCTGGGGGTAAACAAAAAAATCTCCGGGCTCAGTCATTAGCCTAATATAAACATGTTGTATATCTTTTGTGGATTGATCTTGAACTGTTGCTATATCCCCAGAACCATTAACAACTAAATCTCCACTTAAATCAATATAAAAATCAGACATTAATTATCCTCTAAAATTCTATTTTTTGCTTGTTCTATAGTATAGCCTTGAGTCTTATAATTTAAAATAGACTGCAGCAGAGCGCTTTGGGTTTCTTTTAATATTTTAGTATTTTTATTCCAAAAATTATTTATATCATCTAATTCAGCCTGACTAAAGGTCATGGAGTAATCCGACTCTGAACCAGTTGGAAGGCTATTTTTTACAACAGAAGTATCCGTATCGGATACATAATCATAATCACCTTGAATAGTAACAGTTGGTTGATCATCCTCTTTGTCTAATTCACTAATATTATTAATATAATAATCAGCGTTTTTAAAACCAGGATTAAAATCTGCTCCCCCGACCTGTATAAAGGCGGGTTCAGCAAAGACAGTAGCAGAACTGTTGAATTGTTTAGAGTTCCACTGAAGTCCATCTTCTTTCGTATGCAATTTAATATTATCGGCAAAAATTGATACGGTTCTGGTAGAGGCATTGATTACTATACCAATCCCGGGAGCAGCAAATAGCTCTATATCGCCAGAATCAGTTAACCTTATAAAGGCTGGATTATCTGGATGCGTAATACCAACTTCTCTAGAGGAAAACGTTTTTCTTCTATTAATTTCATCTGCCTCTACAATGGTTCTTCCGACTGAAGACTCGTAGCTTTTATCTGCGTTAATTTTTTCTGCCATAATTAAACCATAAACTTAGGTATGCCAGTATTAACAAAATTTGATGGACCATATTTACCAACTGAAGATCCATCGTCAACAAAAGATATTATATATGGAGATACCTCTGAGTCGTCTCTAAAACCAACCACGCAGCGTGATCCGGTGGTAGGCGCAACCATTTGGACACCCTGTATCGTTGGGCACGGTATTGCCCTATATATATTTCCGTGCCGTATTTGCTATTTTATCATCCATAACAACCATAACCGTATTGGTTATTTTATCATAAGACATAACAGTTCCCAAACGAGTCCTTGACTGCTGCATTCTTTGGTTCTCTAAATGAGAGTTCAGTCTTTGATCAAATTTTGGATAATGTTTCATGATAATCTCCTAATTAAACAGACCAGACACTTGAGCATCCAGCATAGGCATATTGACCGCCCGGAAACGTTGCGTAATTTATCTTTCTTGGGCTTGGTCTTTCTGTGCTAGTATGCTGGTCAACATATTCTCCACCACCAACAGAAACTCCAACATGGCCGTACTCATCTTTACCGCCAGTCCAGAAAACCAAGTATCCAGCCGGAGGATTTTTGCCGGTTTCAGAATCAGCGGAATACCATTGTTTATTTTCTGTTCCATTATTTTTAATATCTTCCCAGTGTGCTTCAGCAGTTTCGTAGTTTCTCAGCGTCTGCGTGGGCACTGTAGTCTTGAAAGCTTCACCCTCCCATGCTTGAGTTGTAAGATTGGTTTCAGCGGCTGCGAATAAACCGACAGATGCGGAAAGAACTCTTGCAAACCTGTCGCATTGGAAATTAGCAACACCGTTTTCTATCAAATCTTGTCTATATTTACTTATCCAAGTTGGAATTCGATTCTGCTTAAGCCAGTTAGCGGCATCAAAAATTTGACCTCTTGTAAAAGTTGCAGATTCGTTTGAATTATTTGAACCATCAGCTGTTTCAGGTGTTTGAGCTTGCCCATAATTAATTGGTTTGCTGCTTGCCTCATCTTTGAGTATCCCATCAACTTTTTTGTCACGGTATACATCACCATTCATCCAACTTTCAATAAAATCCTTTGTTCTTGGATTAGCTTTGGGTAGATTTTCTCTAACCCAAGTAGTAAGAGTGTCTATCGGTTTACCAGAAGTCAGATAAACGTTTACTGCGTCTTGGAATTTTGTCTTAAAAATAAAACCACATTCAGACCTGGGGGTTCCATCTCTATTATTGTAATCTCCCCAAGCTGCAAATCCGTTTGACGTTGTAATTTTCGATTGATTTTTAAAATCAACCCTTCCCCATTTTGTCATAAGCATCCATATCTGGTTTATCGGATACCATAATTTATCATCTGTATCGGCTTTACCATTGTTTTGTAGTTCTATCATTTTTTTGCCTGTTGCATTTGAATCCCAGCCATTTGTTTTTGCTGGAACGTAAGCTAGTTCATGTGCTGGATAGAGTTTTGGGTCAACCGCCGTTCCGTTATAATATATGGGAACATTCGAAGAAGTGTTATTTGATTTGTTCATTAATGCAATCAAATTAAATTGGAAAGAGCCGATTGAATAATCACCAGTCCAAGAAGTGGATGTTTCACCGCATTTGCCATTAAAGGAAGACGGTTTACCGACACTTTCTCTTGCGGCCACTGCACACAATATTGCAGCGACCTCTTCACTAAAGGGTCCTTCGCTTGAAAGTAATATAAAAAATTCGTTTAAAGATATATCAGGTCCCCCAGATTTATAATTAGTAAGAGCCTTCTGTTTTGCTGCAGATATATCCTGTTCTGTATTTACTGGGACTGAAGACTCTCCTTGTTGTGAACCCTGTTTACTAACCCAACCAGGAGATCCTATATACTGACCTCCCCTATCTGGGCTAAAGCTAATATGAATATTATCTTTGTGCTCAGATGCGGATTCAAAATTGACAAACTTCAAATTGGGATACATAGTTTTTATGGGCGTGCTTTCGGATTCAAACCCTTCTCCAACGCCAAGATCTTTCGCAACATCTGGACTAAAAACAATTAAATCTGGGATCAATTGCATTGGCAGAGTGTTTAGTCTAGATAAAACATAATGCAGAGACGAAGCGTAATGTTCTTTTGATTTACCAAGATTAGCGAACGAACCAATTGCGTCAATATCAAAAGCTCTACCAAATACGTGATCTGATATTGTATTTGTGTTATTTTGATCTATTCCGCTAGTAGGATTAACATTTCTTTGAGATGCATCGTCTTCTGATAAAATTGCTCTTTTAAGGCCAAATCTTCCTTTAATTTCAACACCCTTTGTTGGATCCGTTAACATTAGCAAACACTCTATTAATGCAGCACTTACGTAAGCCCTTGCGCTCGGAGCGCTTATCAATGCTGGATCAACACCGCATGGCTTCCGCTGAATCTTGATAGTACGATTTTGTTTGAGAGAATTTATATGAGCTAAGTGTGTTGGGTATATCAAATTCAAAACCAAGAGTAAGTGCATTATCTGGTATTCTAGAGTGAAGTTCTTTACCTCTTTCTAAATAAATTTGCGATTCTTCTGTAGACAACTCATCGATAATAGCCACTGGCCTTGAACCAAGTGAAGGAGCATTTTGCTTTAGTTCATAGACTATATTATTGTGCTTATAAAAAGCCCCATTTGATTCTCCAATATAAGAAACAGATTTATTTTTTCCTACGTCACCCATCATTTTTTCTAAAATTGGATTTGGCATTCTTGATGGAGCAAGCCCTGTACCCATCATTGATTGAGAAATAGTTTTCATATAAGCTTCAGAACCAGAAAGCGTTGGATTCTCACCCTCATTGCCTTGATAATCTGGATTTGGAACCTCAAACGCTTCGTGCTTTGCGCCAGCTGTTAATACTCCGTGAAGAGAAGATTGAACAAATTTACTATTAAGATCCATCAATGTTGCTGGATTTCTTGAAAGCGCTCCGACCAGCCATTATGTCAACTACATCTCTTGATGTCAAAGACTGATTAACATACTTTTCTTTTGAGGCGGAAGTAACTAAACTATTACTCCCGCCAGGATTAAACCCATCAGCTATTTTTGAAGTAAATGATTTAGAATTTTCAAAATCATCTATATTTAAACCAAATTCATCCATTACAATCAGCTTGACCTTTGTTCAATGTATTTTAGACCTGGTATTTGATCATCTAAACCTATTTCAGCTGGCCTACTCCTAAGAAGATCTACGGTATAAACTTGAGCGAGATTATTTGTTACTAACTCCCAGTTTAATGTAGCAGCTCCGCCATCATCATAGTACTCATCCCAACCAACATATGGCCATTCCGAAGCCTTTGAGTAGAGAGTTTCCATTACTTTAAAACTTACTAAAGTATTAAACATTTTTATTTTATCATTTGGTAAATCTATCAAAGGGTCTGATGATCCAGTTACTTCAAAATATTCCTTTAATTCTGAAGTAAATATTGATGAATATATAACATCAAATTTTTTATACAAAATAGAATCTGGATAAATTTGTTCTTTAAATTTTTGTTTTATAGTGTCTAAAGTCGCTGATTGGTTATCCAAAAATAAACCTCTTACGCGCAAAATAATATCTTGTAGATCATTTTCTATTAATCTGTAAAACACTGTTCCAAGAGACTTCTCTGCTTCTTGATCACCGTAATATTTGCCCTTTAAGTAGCTACGAGTATTGTTAAATTTAGACCCAGGCGAAACATCATCTTCTGTATAAATAGACGCAGCAGATAGATCGTTGGGGGATATTCTAATCACAAAAGGAGTTTGTGATAATTTATCATAAACAAATAAAGCTGATTGTGCGCCAGGTGAATCAATATTAATTCCTTCAACAAAAGAAGTATTAACGTACCCCTGGAAAACTCCCAGGTTAGATGCAATAATTCCTTCTAATCTCACCTTAAATGGAGGAGCTTGCGGGTTAAGCATATCTATAACCTCTATTTCATCTCCGTCAACAACCTTATTTAACTTACATAAAACTTTAAAAAATTGATTAAATCCAGCTTTATCTGGACCTGTTCCAGAATACCTTAACACTTCTGCATTTACCAGAGCATTTTCTAAGCTAATATTTCTAACTAGCGACGATATTTGTTTTTCTTTCCAACCCATATTTTTTAACATTTCATCATAAGTCACAAATGCGCTACCATCTATTGTTCTAACTTTAGAGCGCACTCCCAGTATTCCCGGGAGGAGTCTCTTGGTGTGATATCTGCCAACAACCATACCTTGATTAATAGAAAGCCCTGCGTCCATTGGTTGACCGTTTCTATTTAAGTATGATATGTAGCAACCATGTTGATCCAAAACATTATCCCTAACCCATTTCCAGCCCTTCCACATTAAGTCGGTAGTAATTGCTGCAGTAATACCGGCTCCTATTGGCCCACCGACCAATGCGCCAACCGCAGCTGAACCGAGAGTTGTTGTAGCGTACATTGCTGCAAGTCCGGTTAAGCTCACATTCGCGTCTGCGTTTGCTTTCAACTGCTGTTCCACTTGGCTTCTAGCGTCGAACAAGCCCTCTGCGGTAAAATTGGCCATAATATCTTTACTCAAAGCGCTTGATCCGTGCGTGAACTGAACACCGCCGAGCATCTGCACACGCAGAGACTGCGCCAACCCATCAACCGAAATATTTCCATTAGACAATATTCCAGTGCTTCCTGCCTGCACTGAATTCATTATCATTCTAGTGTCATTTCTTATATTTTGTATAGAAAACCATGAGTGCATCCATGAGGACATAAACCATCTGGCTGGATCGTTAACCGTTACAAATGCGTTTGGCGTAATTGAAGTTACAAAACCCATATTCGGAGTAAAATGATGAACAACTTGTTCTACTTCAAATATTCCATACATTCTTTCATAGACGTCAGCTAAGTAAACAAGATCATGTGGTCTTATGTCAGCGCTGCCTAATACAATTAGTTCTCCAGAATAAATATCTTTTAATGATTCTCTCAAATGTGAAAGAGCAACTCTTCTTGCCATTAGTTCATCTGGTGCGCCTTGTGTTGTTTTTATGGCGCTTCTGGAAAATTCTATTGGGTTTACAATTGGATGTATCAACCCAGTTATTCCAGAACCAAAAAGATTATCAAAATATAATCCAGTTTCAATAGTTTTTTCCACTTGTCTTTCAGATGGGATGCTCTTATCTAAAGCAACTGTAACTGGATATTTACCATCAGAAACTGCTGTTATTGACGTTGCAACGTTTGTTGTTGTCTCTTGTATGTTATTATTTAATATAGTTGAGAACGAACTAATGTAGTGCATTCTTTGGAATGGTTCTCTAACTTCAACAACTGGTTCTCCATATTCTCTGGTAAATGGATTATCAACTGCTCTTAATATTGAGCCAGGTCTACCCATTGAATAGTAGATTGAATCATTAAGAACCTTATTTAAAACATTTGCTTGTTTAGCAAAGTTGTCAACTTCAGATAGCTGATAACCCATTTGCATCATGGATATCCTGAACATATTCATGAGTCCGCTTAATCCATCGCTAAGTGCGGTAAACAAAGGTCCTATATTAGAATCCCAAAAAGAATCTACGTTGTGAGCTAATACGCCAACAAAATTTGTTGCGCTATTTCCTTCTCCTTTATTATCTGCAAGAAGTTTTAAAAACTTCTTTTTATCAGAAGAATAATTTTGATTTGGATCAATAAACGCAGCAAATATTTTATCTACTGAATGAAAATCCCATTCATCTCCCCATGAACCAAATCCAATTCCTATTTTTCTAGATGGTTTAAGAACTAACCACGCTCTTGCATAGGGGTCTTGCCACATGGCCTGCCTAAATAGGCCAACTATTAACAAAAACAATTGTTTGGCGCTAAGTGATTTTGTTTGTGTTTTTTCCAATAGTTGAGAAACTTTAATCAAACCACCACCAACGGTTTGCCCAGTAATAAGACTTATGTTACTTGCGTTTTGAAAAAACTTGCCTAACTGTTTATATTTTGAAACTATTAAGCCGTTAAAGTAATTTATTAAACCGCCGTTGATCTAAGGAAGCATCTATTAAATTTCTCCTAGCGTATTCTATAGCTTCATCAACCTGTTTGCTAACAATTGGTTTATTATTTTGATCTTTTCTAATTGCAGCGCCATAAGGAGTTACGTCATACTGTGGTGTTTTTTGATTAATAAAATCACTTCCAAGAAGAAGCGCGAATTCATCGATTGCACCATTGCCTGAGGAGGCATACTTTTTTATAATTTCTGGGTTTGAATTTGGATTCTTAATAACTTGCATTATTGTTTCTGGTACTGGTGTATCATCATCTGGATCAAGACCAAAAGCATCAAAAAATATTTTTTTAACTGATTCGTAATTATGATAACCAAATCTAAATTGATCCCATATGTCGTTTGCTTGAGACAGTGTCCTTCCATCTCCAGCAATTACGTGGACTGAAGAATTAGAGCCTTCATCGTAAAAAGCTCTAGCTTGATTTGATGTTTCATCAAGCGGATCCCAAACGGCTGCATATTGGACTCTTCCACTCCCACTGTCGTCACCAGTAGTAGGAAGTTCGCTATCAAGAATGTCCCAAAGTTTATCTTTTGACAATTTATCATACTTAGCTGATAGCACTAAATCAAAATATCCATCGTTACCGTTTTGTGATGGCAATAGGTTTGCTCCTCTTGCGGCGGCCATAGCAAAATCGCCATCTGTAAGAAGATTGACACCACCAACTGGAGCTAATTCTTTAAATATACTACTTAACGCACTATTTGGATTCGAATTTAATGCTTCTACTTGTCTTTCTACCGAATCCGCAGATCCGCCTATGACTCCAGATCTATATAGTGAACCAGCGCTCACAAGTTCTGCCATAAGTTTTTTACTAGTTGCTTGAGATGCGTCAAATCGACCAAAGCCAACCACCATAGAAGAATCGCCAAAAGCCTGCTTTGCTTCTTCTGTAAGACTAAATTCATTCGCTGGATTATACATTGTTGTCACAACACCAAGTGGAGTATCGTCATTTACAAACGTGTAATAACATTCTCTTGGAATTGGAACTGGCGCTAGTCCAGATTTTGCTAAACTTGTTGCTGATTTCTGAGCTATTTCATTATCAAATTTATTTATTACTGCTTGAAAGTTTCCACCACCATCCCCTGGTCTTTCTAGTGCACTTAAGTGCATCATTCCTAGGTAGTAGGCGGCATCAGGGGAAACAATTGCAGATATACTATTTGATATAATCTTTGATCCCTCTGCCGTAGAAATGTATGTATCAACTTCATCATTTTTTCCCCACATAAAAAATGCCGGTTTACATACAACAGCTGTTCTAGTTATTGGACTATATACTAAAACTTTTCTTTGCTTGTAGTCAGATGGTTTGCCATAAAATTCATTATCTTTTCTATCTTTAAAATATTTTTCTTTAAATTTTTTAAACACTTCATCATCCGTGTCTCCGTCAGTTATATCATATGGCCATCTCATTGCAATGTAAAACTGTTCATCAATTGCGGTTTCTGGACATCCCCAATCTCTATAGCTAAACTTGCTAGAAGAAATTATTTTACTTGTATTTATATATTCGTACTCCCAGCTTCCTTCAAGTTTTGAGGTTACTTTAGAAACTTCGTTTCTCATTGACGGTAGCGGCATTCTGACAAAAGCCTTTAGTTTACTATCAGATGTTGATTCAACTATATCGAATATGGAATTTTCTGCGCTCAATAGGGTGTTTTTATCAAGAGAATTTGTAAAAGAAATTGCATCAAGTTTTATGGAAAACTCAACCTTATCATCTGTGCTACCTTGAATAACATCAACCAAAGGAGTTGTTCCGACTAATTGAGCTTCATAAGCTAAAAGATTAATATAAGTTTCATCTGAATAAAGTTTTTTCCAATCTGAACCTCCCTTTTCAAAGCTGGCGTTTTTTATGTCCCTGTTATGCGAAAGGGCATAGAATGGATAATCCAATAAGACTGCACCAGAAGCCCTATCTGTAAAATAGGGGAAAGAATATCTTAATGGTAGTTGTGGAATTTCTTGGTGTACACTTTGAAGATCACTTACCGATATTTGTATTTTGTCTCTATCCGTAGTTATTGGTAAGTGGAACCCCACCGTTGCATAACCTTTGTTTATCGGAATTTCTGAAACAACTTTATTTTTTTCATTGTTTAAATATTGAAGTCTTTTTGGATCGGTTAGGTTTATAACTCTACCCTTGAGAACACCAGCTGGTGCATATATATTTGCAGCCAGCGACTGATCTCTAGCTATTTGCTCCAAACTAAGAAGCGGACTTTGTATGGTTCTAAATGCTTCGTAGTCTGCAGTTGGATTGGATGATTGATTAATCTTGTTTAAAAGATCTAATAATTCTGCGTCTGGACTTCTATAGGATGGGGTTTTTAATCCCATTTCAACAGCTTTCTTTTCAGAAGGAAACCCTGTTGTTATTGGTACCACGCCAGATGTATAAAGCCAATGTGGCTTTCCATAAAATATTGTAGACCTATCTTCGAAAGGACGAACGGCAACTATGTAGTTGGGAAGTAGGCGTGCACAAAGCTGGAACATATCCCATACGGTTTTCATGTAAGTTTGGGCCCTAAATGAAACTTCGTCAAACCCTGGCATGTCATCGTCTAGAGTGCTTATTAACCCAAGTGTTTGGAATATGTTTGCTCCACCACGACCAGAAAGTGAACCAAGTAATGTGGCACCACCAAAAGCTGCAGTGGTTGCACCTATTACTGGAAGAGCCAATCCACCCGTACCTACCGCCAATGCGGTGCCAGCAGCAAGTAGAGTGCCACTAAGAATGACGGAGGCTATACCACCACTTGATCTCGATTCTTTTCCGCTATTAGCAACGTCTATTGCGGCACTTGCTGCTGTTTCACCAGAATTATATCTCCTAAGTAGATCATTCCAAGATGCATCCGTAAGCCTATCTAGGTAATGAAGACGAGGATTTGGATTATCTTCGGGCGTTAGCGTAGCTGCATTTGACCAACCATCACCAAGATCGCCACCTAAGAATTGAGCAACGCCTGTTCCATTACCAGGATATATATTTCTTTTAAAAATTTCTAAATCTCTTTGCGCTGCAAAATTTGCCCACATGGTTCTCATATACCCAAGAGTTGGTATTCTAAAGTTTGCACCTAGAGAAATACCAGTTTGATTAGTGTTATCGCCAAACGGGTTTAAGGCACCAGCAACCTGAGAAATACCTGCTCCGGTCATTCCTGCTGCAGAACTTATTGGCCCATCACCACCCGCATTTCCCATGGCCAGTAACGTATCGCTTACTGCATTTCTGATTCCAAGATTTCTGTTATATTCTATTTCATTAAGCGCTTCGTACGGCATCATGCCAAAGTGTCTAATTCCGAAATTTATTTTCGGAGAAAATCATACCCCTAGTCGCATATGCAAACGCTTCTCTTACTCTTGAACTACCCATAGAAAGGAGTCTTACCATCAAGTCTCTTGGTTCAGACAGATAAAGCCCAGTGTTTAAACCACCGTCAATTTTGCCACTGTCACCTTTTTTGTCAACGGAATTAACAACTGGACTTAATTCTATTGCGTCTGATTGACATGTAACGGTTACAACTTCTCCAAGTTCGACTTCTGTTATTACTCCATTGAAAACTGTCTGCAGAGAATTTGGATTTGAACCGTAGCCAACTCTTAGATGAACTCTTACTCCTGGTTTTAATCTTATGTTTTCAATGTCAACCACGTACTGAGACTCCATATGGCCTAACATATTTCTTGCCGTATTAAGAGTTCTGTCGATAACTGCTTCCATTCCGTTAGTAAGAGAAAGTTTATCTACACCTGGTTTTGATTCCTGCTCCCCAATACCTCCATTGAAAATTGCCGTCATTTCTTTTGTTGAAAGTTTTGAATACATATTCGAAACTCTGAATACGAGCGTATCACCAAGTATATCCTCAGAAGAAACTATAGAAAAATCTATTATTGATTGTAGCCCATAAAAGTTATCAAAAAGTTTCGTTCCGGCAAAAGATCGTTCAGAAATTAACCACAACATATAAGTTGGAAATGCTCTGACCATTCTTCCAGATATATCTCTGTAGGATGTATCTAGCATCATTTTTTCCCAGTGCTCAGATGTTGACTTTGCATTGTTTGCATTTTGCATTGTTTGCGGTTTGGAGGAGTCACCAGATGAAAACGCATATTGATATTCCGAAAGTGCCTTAGCTCCAGGAACACCCGTCAAGCTTTTTGTGGTTCCTCTGTCTGGAGTTTGTATGTCTGTTATTCCTATGTAGTTTACAGAAGCGTCTTTTTTAACAGCAACGTCGTCTATCGTTAAGTAAAACTTTCCGTTAACTTTATCTATATAGCCAAATTGATATCCATCAGCTGTTTGCATTATGGAAGGTATTTTTGAATCGTTTGGGTTTTCTACTGCCGGGAATGTGTGTATGATGGCGTGCGCATCGAGTTCGTCTGGATTAAAGCTTATATACTTATCTTCTTCTGAATTACCATTTTTTCCAGAAAGAGCGGCTTGCAGTTTTGCTGCTGCTTCTGGATCTTTTGATGAAATATCCCCAAGTTTTAATTGACCAGACACTATCTTAAAAGCTGAATCTGCTACTGAATCATTTGGAAAATCACTTTCTTCCAAAGTATCAACATAGTCAAGAAGAAATCTTTCATTATCTTCCGTTTTGAGCGCTTCAACAATAAATGAAGCTACCTGCGATGAGTTAAGGTTTAGAGTTGTTTTTGCGTAACGCTTCAATCCTATGAGATCATTTTTGTTAATATACTGTTTGAATATAGAAAGAATATTTTCATTTTTATATTCGGTTCCACCATATGGAGTAACTACTTTTATTTTTCCTGAAAGATCAACCGCTTCTATATTTAGTTTTGCTAATTTACCTTTATTATTTGTTATGTTATTAACAACATCTTTATCTAACATTTCAAAAGATCTGAAATAAAAATCAGGATCTAAACATCCTACAACTTCCCCATCTTTATTTCTAAGTTCAAGTGGAAAATCCGGGTAAGCATTAAAGGCTCCCCAAAGTTGTTTAATTCTTAAAAATGGATTCTTTTTTGTTCCAAACTCTTCAATAAGTTTCTTCTGTTGGTCAGAAGATAGTTTTTCTCTTTTTTGTTGGAAAATATCAAAATCAACTAGCCTTATTGCTACATCATAAACGTGTGGAAAATTTGGCACTGTCGATACACTAAAGGACAACGGAAGAACATACTTTACACCAGCAAGTGCCGTTACAATATTCTTTATGCCCATAAATCCCATTACGCCCGCCGCGTGTTCTAATCGAGCTAAGCCGTTAATATGTTCAAATATTTTTCTTAATTTTATTAATTCCTTTTCTCCAAAAACTTTTAAGGATATATTTATATAGTTATCTCCACCGCCCACGTGTTGATAAGTAGGCTCTTCTAGCATCTGGACTTGTAATGGAATAATATTATTGCTCATGGAAATTGACACATCTGTTACGATGGCTGCAGTGGGGTCGATATCCACCCTCACCATTGGGACTTCCCATTCTCTTAAATGAAAGCTTCCCGCTCTTTGTCTAGCGGCTTCCATCAGATCTCTTATGGGGCCTGCTCTAAAGAATCTTTCATAAACTAAAGCGGAGTATGCGTCGCCGTATTGTTTTTTAATTTTTTCTCTTTCAGATTCTTTTTTATCATCTGACCAATCGGTTCCAACATTATTAACAACTTTCTGTAGCTGTTCATCCACTAGAAAATCTAAATAAGAATTAATATTTAAGGCTTTACTTCTAAAGAATATTTTTATATCAAGAAGTGATTCATCTTTAAATATTACACTTCCGAACTTGTACTGTTGAGATGTCTCTGTAAATGCGTTATCGTCATTGGAAAAGTTTCTTAAAAAACTTTTTCTGTCTGAATCCAGAGATGAATTTTGTCTTATAAAACTTTCAATTAAAAAAGAATATGCTTTTTGCTGAAAGTCACCAGCTGTTATGCCAGCTGTCAAAACATCGATGCTATCTAAAACTTTTTGTCTAACGGTATACTCAACTATGTTTCCAACTGATGTAGTGATTACAGAATCTAGACTTCTTCCATAGCTAGCTGATTCATTAATATCAATTCCAAAATTAGCCAAAAGGTTTGCCCAAGTTGATCTCGAAGTGTCACTAAGAAGTTCCATTTCCGGATTTTTAAATCCATACAAATCTGGAGTAAATATTTTTGTTTGCGTTTCTTGAGGAACATAGAATGTTATGTTGCTTCCGTTGGTCCATTCCCTAATAACATTGGTGGTAAATACTTCGTTTTTATAGCCCAAAAGACCTTCTGAATCAGAAGAGCCATCTTGCTGGTTTTGACCATCTCTATCTGATGACCACTGTTTATCTAAAGCTTTTTGAACTGGATCACTAATACCTTGGTCATCTTGAACCATTAAGAATTCTTCATTTATATAATTATGAAGGGCGCCAGCTGCTTTACCCATATACTGTCTAAACTTACCCCAGTGAACTGCTTGATTAAAATCATTGATCATTGGAAGGAATGGTTTGTGGTTGAAGTTATACAGATTTAAATTAACAACAAGAGCAAACGGATAATTCGGTATTGTTGATATTGACATACTGTGTAATGCCACACCAGTAATTCCATACACTGAGTTTAGATATTGATTTCTTATTGGCAAAAATGGAGCGTACTTAAACGCTGCAACAAGTCCTCTCAATGATGAAAGAAACTTATCTATTTTTTCATCGTTGTCACCCTCGCCACTAAAATCAATTGTAAAATTATCCTTAAGCCTTATCTTAGAAGCTTCATCTATGGAAATGCCCCAGATTTCTTCATAGTTCGGAAAAAACAATTGCATTGATATAGTCGTATGTTTGTAGCCGGCGTTAAACTTTGGCGTGTTTTTTTGACGCAGAGCCCCTTCGCCCAAGCTACTTACCTTAAATTGAGTTTGAACATCTATGTTAATAGGCGGAACATAAAAGTTAGACGCACCTAATCTTAAATGAAATATGTCTGGAGATGCTGGAGGAATGTTTTGCCTAAAAGGAAACTCTCTTAAAGCCTTTTCTATTCTCTTGCCAGTATTTATAAGATCCCAAGCGCCCTCAAATACATTTACACCATTTACTTGACCAAAAGCGGTCATTAAATCATTTAATATTTCTTGCGGATCATTTAATCTATCTTCCGAGCCACCACCTTTTCCGTCATTTGAATAATCAGCGGTTAGCGCGAGGGAGTTAAAGAAAAACGCTGCTAGATCAGGAAAATAATTATATATACTTGCAAGTAGAATTGGATCCCTAGATAGATTTATAAGAGCATTACTTAGAGCAGTAAGCCATATGGTATCCCTTGCGCCATCCAAAACACTAAGAGAAGAAGCGCTTGCTTTGACTTTCGCTACATTAGCAAATCTCTTTCTACCATATGTTCTTATCGCATCAACGTGAATTAATAAGTCAAATATGCCAGAAGAATCCATTTTATTAAACAGACTCTTTGAAAGATTTTCATCTCTGATAAGATCTTTTATCTTATCATAATTTGGAGCTAAGGCAGATACGAATAATCTATACGTATCACCGAGTTTGATCGGCGTATTTTGCCGGGTTTAATAAACTATTTCTTTCTATTACATTTAAGATAAGAGTCGCTGTTGAGTCACCAGCAGGGCCGGTCATACCACCATGGCTTAAAAATTCTCGCAAGGCTTCAAGCCTCTCAGAATCAGGCATTACATCAACAGGCAGATCTGCATCTGCGGGTGGCGGCTCCTCAGTATCAATGGGGGGAGCTTGTTTCGATAAGTCAAACGTGCTTAGTCTGCTAATTACGGCGTCTGTAAAAGTTAGAACGACCTGCTGGGCTCCGTTGTAAGGAGAGCCAAATATACTATTAACATTATCAAAATCTTCATAATATTTTTTCCATGCGTTATTAAAAACTGGATCATCAATTGAAACATTTGACTTGGGATCCGGTAGAGAGTTATCAAAATGTTTCTTTAAATACTCCCTAATATGAACGTCTGTTACAGAGTCAACACTATAATCAAAAGCCTGTACCGATTTTTCAATTAGTTTTTTTCTTAATGAAACCCAAATTAAATCTTTTGAATCTGGTATTATTATTTTTTTAGCTGACGGCAGTTTGGATCCATTGTAGGATGCAGTGTTTCCTTCAGCGTCTACCTCAGAACCAGTTTTGGTGAATAATCTTACTAAGTTAGCGTAAGAAGCAGACCCAGTTACTGGGTCATCGGTTGACGCATTAGTTTTAAGATATTGTATTTCTTTTACATAGTCAAGTAAGAGCTGCTGTGTAGCAAATGTTGACTTTATATAGTCAAAGGACTCTTTATTCATTGACATACGTTATTTAAACATTCTTTCTAATCTATTCATTTCAGCTATTTTTGCTCCGGAAGTATTAGCTTTCATCATTCTTGAATAATTATTTATTATACCAGAATTGTTTGATTTATTAAAAGAATTTGAAAGTGACTTTATATTTAAAATATTTGTTTTATTTTTTCCAGAAATATTTTTATTTTGTCTAGCTTGTTGATTTCTTGGATTATCGTAACCGGTATTGCTAGCCTGTATCCAGGCTGGCGCACTGCGCATATAGCCCTCATACGAACCTCTAACCGGATCAGAAGAAGGAGCTACTGCTTCCGGGGATTCAGTGATAGCCCTTTTGCTTTCTTGGACTGCACTAGGCTTACCACTAGACGGTGTATGACTAACCTGAGCCGATAGCTGAGTGGATCTGCCTACTATTGGCCTTGTATCGGGCCTAGCATTAGCAGCGTCTTTTAGCTTTTTATTATAGTCAGCGTTTAGTAAACTCATATTTTAAAATGAACCAGCTATATCATCATAGTGATTGCCGCCAAGATCAGGCAAACTGCTATGCATAGTACCCTGCATTTGACCATTTGATAAGTATCCGGCCCTACTCATAAACTCCTGCATCTTTTCATAATCTCCGTTAACGGAAACATTATAAGAAACACCTTGCCCACTACCTGCTGTAGGCATTGGTTCTATGGCGTACGGCATTGTCGGAATGTTTTCATACGGATTGCCACCAGGCAGGAGTGGCGGACCAGATATACTTTCTGGTGTTACATCTTTATTTCTTTTCATCGCAAATATAGCTATTCCCGTAGCTGCAGCTGCGCCTGCTATTATTTTACCTTTGTTTTGAAAAGCTCCAGAAAGCATCGCGCCCAAATTCGGATTGTCTGCTATTTGCTGTTGTAGGAATTGACCAAATCTAGTATATTTAGCTCGAGGAGCAATTTGGTCCATAACCAAGTTAGAAAAAGAATCTCTAACAACAGCATCTGCAGCAGTTGTATCTGCTATCTCTTCCATGTATCTACCAAGTATTTCATCAATAGCATCTGTGGCTGAACCCACAGGGCTTTCTTGTACTGCGGTCTCGAATGCCTCAATCATACCTGGAGCCCTTAAAGCTATACCCTCATACGTATCTCTTGCTCTACGTATTGCTATTATTCTTCTTAAGTTCATAATGTATCTTTCGGTTGCGGCGGCCATATCTTCTTCTCGTATTGCCACACCTTTATTCGTTAATACCGAAGTCATTCTATCTCTATATCTTTGCATTACCAAGCTCTCAACATCCTCTTGTCTTTCTGCAGCTAATGCCAATAAATCATTGACTAAATCTGCATCTATCGCCGGATTATAGGCTGTACCAACTTTTTTGGATGCAACAAGACCGAGGTCTATAGTTTTTCCTGATGCGTCAGCAAAGAAGTTTGCAGTAGACGGCATGTTTTCTGGGAATAATTGTTGCCTTAAACCGCCTAATCCGAATCTACTTAACATTGAGTCTATCTGAGCGTTTTGTTGTGCTGCGGGGTCAAATATGCTCGGACTTAATACTTGAGATATCCCACCCATTCCAACTGAATCAAGAGCCTCGATAATTTCTGCTGGTACCTGCTGCATTATTCTAGGTATGTCTTTTAGTGCCCTGGTTTCAGATGTAACTGTAGCTCTTGCGTTTGAGTAGTCAAAAATTCTATTTAAAGTACTAAGAGAAAAAAAATCTTCTCCTGGAGCTATGTTTGTTGGACGGATTCTAGACAGATAATCGAAAACGTCGTCAACCATGGATAGCGTTCCCTGGTTACCCTCTAAAGACGTTCTAAGCATTGAGGCTCTTGCGTAATCAACTATATCTGATAAAGCATAGTTTCTTCCAGCTATTGAATATTGGTTTTCTCCATATTCTCCTATTGGACTTAAAACGGATTCTAGTATTCTGCCAAGTCCTGATTGAGCAGAAGCTTCTGCGGTTGTAACGCTAGAGTATTTCTTTTGATAAAATAAAAGTGTCTGAATATGCCTTAGGGCAGCAGACGGATCATCTGGATTTGATCTTATAACTTCTTCTAAATTTTGAATAATATTTTGCGAAATTGTATTTTTAGTTTGCTCTAGTCCAATTCTTGCTTTTTCTAAAACAACATTTATTGCTTGACTTGAAACAGATTCAGCTTGATCCAACCCGGCTACAATAGATCTTTCTGGTGCACCATTAGCAAAAAGTTCATCAATTCGGGCTATAAGATTTTGGTTTTCGTCGCCAAACTGATTCAATCTGTCTACTCTTTTTAAATCTGATTCTAGTCTATAGAGTTTTTCATATTCTGCTAGTTCGTTATTTTGTTGTTCTAGTAAATTTTTTGTAAGAAAATTTTCCACATCTGCTACTTCTTGGCTTTGTTTTAAAACTCCATAAAACTGAGCGAGTTCAGTACTTGCGCTTGATCTTAAAATATCTTCTTTGCTTTTAAGGGTTTCAAGTAGCTTTGCTGTTTCTGTCATATCGTTAACGAGTAAAGCTGCCGATTGTGCGTCAGGTAATCCGAGCATTGTTTAAAAGAGAGGCCTTTAATTGACCTAAGCTTTTTGTTACTCCTTTTTTATCTAAAACGCTTCTCTGCACTTGGCTGACTGCGTTTTCGATATTTGCAATAATTTTAGTTACTTCATCGGTGCCAGAAGTTGCGCCTGTTGCCCTAGATAATCCAAGCTTTAATCCTTCTAGCATGTTTTCGGCTACAGACAAAACTTCTCCGATTTTTACCCATACTTAGCTTTAGTTGAGTAGCAAATCTATCAAACCCTATTCTTTTTGATTTTTCTACACCTAACATAATTTGATATGCAAGTAACTCTCCGCATATCTTGGGCAGACCCAGCTACTGCTGCGCTACCAACAGATGCTGCTCCGACATCCATGAATCCAAAAGCTATTTGCTCAAGCTTTTGTGCTCCGATTGAATCTCCGGCAGTAAGCCTGCTACCAGATTGATCTAATAAATTAGTTACTAGCTCCTGCATTTGTTGAGAGAATCCCTTTTTATTGTTTGAATAAGCTGCAGTAAGTGCTTGAATCTTTTGTGTTATTTGAGCTTCACTATGCCCCAATTCTCTAAACGCAGTTTGAAATTGATTTAAAACTGCTTCTTCCCCAAAATCAACACCAGTTTTTACAACTGCTAATCTACTTAAGCTTTTGTTTATTGCTTGGTTTCTTGTAAATTCATCTAAAACACCCTGGGAGTCAGAGGAAAATATTTGTGTTGCTGCATACAATTCTTGAGCGGACCCGGCAATCTTAAGTCTTCCGCCGCCGCCTGCAATAGCTGCGTCAATTGCTTGCTCTGGAGTATATACTGGTATTGAATTGATTCTTAATGACGATAGTCTTTTTTGTAAATCATTTGCATCAAACGCATTGGATGTGTTTAATCTTTCCATGATAGAAGAAATTGCGTCTTGTCTTTGCATATCTAAAGAAGAGGCAAAACCAAGTTTATTTACATATATGCCAAGGCCATCTTCTGCAGCAAAAGCTGCGTACTGTTGGCGATTAAAAGACTTATTAAATGCTTCTTCAATTTGAAATTTAATTTCATTGTCAATTGAATCTGATTGTAGTATTTTTCCAGCGATTCTGTAAGCTACATCATTTTCGCTAACTGATGCAGCGTTTTTCAAACCTGCTCTTGTAGTTTCAAAAATTTGTTCGGATGTTTTTTTGCCAAATCCTCTTCCAAGAGAAGTTCTTACACTTTTATTTGATTCTAAAATATCTCTAACTGTTCTAAGTACTGGGTCATTGACATCGGCATCGAGTGACATTTTTGTTTCAAACATTCTTATAAATCCGCTTTGTCTGTACTGCATTCCAAACTTAGGGTCTACTGCTGCTAATTTTTCAGCTATTTCAGGAGTTAGTTGTCTTGCTGTGCCAAACCTACCAGTAGCAGCTAATCGAACTACTTCTTCGTTTATTTCTGGAAGATTAATAAATCTAAAATCGTCTTCTAAAATATCACTAGCTCCTGGAAGATGTTTTAGTATATTTTGTATAGAAATATTTCTTGAGCTTTGAGAAAATTGCAGTCCCATGGTAGAACCGCTAGCATCCCTGTTTCCAACGTCAAGTATTCTGAAAATTGCTTTTTCTACTTTTTCAAAAAACTGAGGATTGTTTGTATCCATTCCCTCTATGTATTGTTTAGCTGCTGATTTGTTTCTTGATAATAAAGAAACATATTTAATAATTTTTTCTTCTTCATTTAATGAATTAAGTTCCAAAGCTGTTGCTCCAGCTTTAATACTGGGTATTCTATTGAATCTTTGTTCACTAATTGAATCCGAAACAGCTCCGGCTAATAATTGAAATCTTTCAGCAAATTGGTTTTCTGAACCAAGCATTCTTATTAATGTATCTTCATCTAAGTGAGGAAACATCAGAGCAAATTCCTGAGGACCAGTTGGTTGACGCCAAACAAAAGAAGCTAATCTTCTATTTCCGTTTGTATCCCTAAGAAAAGATAAATCACCTATTACTTTGTCGTCTAAGTCAAATCCGCCAAATGCTTCGTATAGTGTGTCTGCAGTGCTGCCACTAACCAAAAACTTATGTCCCTGCATTCTGTATTTCATCAATTCCATTTCAGTGGCGGTGCCGTTTTCCATTGCGATTCTTATAGATTCCCTGTCTTTAAATCGTCCTCCTAAAATTGTATCGCCTACGGCGTTTGCCACGCGTTCTTCTGTATCAATTGCGTTTCTTTGAGAAAACGGAAGTATTGGAAGAAATAAGTTTGTATTTCTAATTTGACCAGTTTCAGAAACTGATCTATAAACTCTGTCAAACTTAAAAAAGTCTTGTGTTAAAAATCTTTCAGCCTGCTTAGCTAAACCTCTAATATGAGCTACATTTGTAAGCCCCTGTTCTCCGACGAAGTATGTTAGCTTGCAGTTCTATTGCTTCTTGTCTAAACTTTACAGCACTACTTCTACTGCTAAACCTAAGACTTTCCCAATTTTCTACATCTATGTTTGCTCCTCTTTGAACCTTATCTCTTAGTCGAGAAGATATTTTTCCTCTTCTGAATTCTTCTATATCTTGCTGTATCTGCTTAGCATTTTTTGATATTTCACCACGGATTACATCGTTGCCTGGACCATACATTTGCTTATGGAATATAAGACCTTGTATATCTGCATTTATCATTTCATTTCCATGGCCAGTAGACAATTGCATAGTTATTGTACTAATTGGATTTCTGCCAGGTATTCTTTTACCAGCCGCAAGTGAAACTTCGCTTTTAAGTAGTTCTTCTGAGCCAACTCCTATGTATCCTAATCTTTGTAATTCGTAAACATTATTACCTTTTTCTGCGGCCAAAACATCAGATACCATCTTAACTTGACCGACTACCTATAAAAATTCTTCCGGTTTGGTCATCAAGCTGTCTCACTTGAAAAGCAGCTTTTTGATATTTACCATCGATCATTTCTATTGGATTACCTTGAGCAATTCTCCTAAAGTCACTTTCCCACGTCGCAATGTTTTGTTTAAGATTTGACATTCTTGTTTGCATTTCTGTTGTTATAGGACCAGACGAGGATTGTAAAGAATCTAAATTATTTCTTGCTTGTAAAATATTATCCTGCAGTTGCATTGCCCTATGTCTAAAGACTATGTCGTTCATAAACATAGAACCATCTTGTGTTTTTTTCAAAGCTTCAGTAAAACCATACTGTATTTGGCTTATTCTACTGGCGCTCATCCCACGAGCTTCAGCTGTGGCTTTAATGTGCTTTGCGATATTTCCAGAAGTTATTTCTGAAATTATTTTTGCTGCCTTTTGTGGATCAGACTCAGCTTGAGCTGCTGCTATTTTTTGAGTTACAAAACCAGAATCACCGCTAATAGCTTCTTGGAGAAAATTCATAACGCTTCCTACTTCATCATCTGCAACCCCTTTAGCTCTCAGTGTATTCCTAAAAAACTGTTGGCCGACATTAAGACCCTCTTCGTTTACTGTATCGTATCCTCTAGTGGCTATCTTGATACCCTGCCTTCTTCTTGAGGCTGATTGAAATGCTTTTTGTCCTCCCAAGTTTTTTTGACTAGAAATGTACGCTGCACCAAATTGATCTTGTGCTCCAAATGTTTGAAGTATAGATTCTAGATTAGTATCATATATCAAAAATGCGTCATCAAGAGTTTGGATTTGATCTACAAATTGATTTTGTAAATTTCCTTCTGTTTTAAGATAACTCAATAAGCTAGATATACCCTCTTCTCCCTCTACGAGGTTTCTGGCTGACGTTGTTGCCTTAATTCTTTTTGAAACTTTTGCAAATGTTGATCCAATTTCTCCAAGAATATCATCAGAATCTTTACCAAGAACGGACCTTAATTTGCCCTCGTCAAGAACTTGCGAACCAGTTCTAACCAATAATCTAGTTATCTGATCTGTTGTTAGATATTTATCCCCAACCCTAAATCTAAGTAAAACAGACGCATCTTTTTGAATATTTAAAAGACCAGGAAGAACCGCTTCTCCCGTTGAAACAGCTGCAGCGTTCGCTGTTGGATCTAAGAACTGGCCTCTCCCTATCATTGATTGCGCTATGTTGTCAACAGCGGACTGAAGAGGCCTATCACCGCCAATGTCTTTTGCTTTTTCGAAACCAATTCTTTCAATAACCAATCTTTGATCAACAACCCCCTCTAATCCCACTGCTTTTCGCACTGCTTCCGCGTAACTCTGATCAGCTGCCCCGCTACTTAAAACGCTTTCATTAACTGCTTTTACTAAATCAGATAATCTTCCATATTGGCTTTTGTCTACTGCTTCTCCAGTTACTAATTGGGACAAACCAACTGGAGATATTTCATCATATTCAGAAACTGAAAGTTTTGCTGCGTCCGCTAAAACAGATTCTATTGAACTTGTTTGACTAGAATATACTTTACCAGTGATTATATTTTGTACTGCTAGTTTTCCATCTGCGTCTACAAGAAAACGTAAGGTACCCTTTGCGTAGGCTTCTGTAGCTTGAAAGCCTTTTTCCGAAAAGTCTACACCTATTTTTGAAAAGTCATTAACAGAAACCATAGGTATTTAAAATCACCTTACTCCGGCCATTACATTAATTTGACCAGGATTTGTATTATTAGTAACTGGAGTAATGTTTCCATCTATACCCATATCAAACATTAACCTTTGAAGCTGGGATCTAACATCTTTTTCTGACATATTAGAAGCGCCGAAACCTGGATAACTTGGGTTAACTAAATTAGCTTCCCTAATTTGTTGTGGGAAGAAACCCATTTGCGACATTTCAATACCCATCGCCTGTCCCATCTTTATTTTAACATGTTCCATGTTTGTGTTAGGATGCCAACCTTCCCAGTTGGCATTGGGTAGCTCATGTCTTGTAAAATACTGAACTAGATCTGGCCTTCTTTCTACTGGCATTCCCCAAGCGGCTTCGTATATTCTTCTTTCCAATCTTGGAGCTGTTGATAATATTCTTCCCCTCTCGGATTCCGGAGCTTCAATCATCGCCTTAAAGTAATCTCTTTTTCTCTTTGGTATAGATAGCGCTAATTGATCTATTGATTTTGAATCTAAATCAGCTCCATACATTGTTCTTCTTGAAAGAGCCATGTATTGCTTTGCGGCTTCTACGTCACCTATTTTTTCTGCTCTAGCTGCAGCTGTTCTATTTTTGACATAGCTTAATACATCTGTGTATTCTTCAAGTGCAAGTTGCTTTTTTCTTTCCTGGGGAATATATCTTTCTTCTTTGGATCTCTGTATTGCCGAAAAACCACCAACTGTTAACGCACCAAAAGAACCTAAAATAAACTGTGCTCTTGGGCCCTTACCAAAAAGACCAAGACCTATTGCACCTACGCCAGCAGCAAGTAATGGATTTCTTTGCGTGCCCTTATTATATATTGGCTGTATAAAGCTTTCGATTGGCCTTTGCCACTCTGGGAACGTAGAACCATATACATGTCTTCTTTCGTAGTCTTCAGTCGCTGTTCTTTTACCAAAAAACTTATTGTTTACGAAGTTATCCGTATGCTGCAAGTAGTCCTTTGTTGTCTCCAAGGGATTTAATGCTTTTTGGAAAATGCTTCTAGGTTCTTTATAAGGATCAAAGTTTGTTCTACTTTGTTCTATCGCATTAATCTGCGATCTAATTTGACCTACTTTTTTTCTTTCTTCTTCTGAAAGACCAATTTTATTTATTCTAGAATCTAAAGCTCTAAATTCTTTTGAGTAGGGTGCAACATCGGCTAAAATATCTAGCTGATTTACTGCTCCATATCTTCCAGATTGATCTGAGTATAATTTATTAAATCTTTCATAACCAACACCAGGAAGTCTCAGTTCACCTTCTTTTACTTTTGTAAAAGGATCACCAGTAGTAAAATCAATAAAATTATCTCTACCTGGCAAGAACTGATATTGTATTCCCATAGTATTTCTAATAGGATTTACATAATCTACATTTGTTCTTTCTTTTGGTATAAATCTTCTAACAACTTCAGATATTTCTATATTACCCAAAGCTCCTTCAGCTTGAAGCGGAAGGTCACCAAGACCACCCAAATTAAGATCCCAAAAAGCCCTTGTGGTTCCATAAGCTTTAGATGCCGATTGAAGTACAGCTCTATTCGGCTCAAAATCAAAAGAACCAAATCCTAGTGATTCTCTAATGTTTCCACCAGCAAAACCGTATATACCGAAAGTTTCCTGTAGTCTATAGCCTAATTCGCCACCAATAACTTCTCTATTTGTAGTTTTAAATGGCATGCCTGACGGCACTATGTCGGCTGGAGCTATATTGGAACCAGTAGGAACACCGGGGAGAATGGGGTTTATCGATCTTGATATTGAGGGGGGAGCGCTGGCAGATGCCTGTACAAGTGATGTATTATAGTATTCTGACTGCGCTCTTACTGCTTGCCTACCTGTTTGCTGAGGTGCGGATGCATTCGCGGCATTTGCGTTATGTAACGCTATCGGGATAGAGGAACCGGCTCCTACTTTGTATGCCTCCAGCTAATGTTGTTGGTATATTTCTAAGTGGTCTAGGCTCTCTACCGTATGCGGGTGCTGCAGCAAATGTTAAATCTGGATAGACTTCTCTAACAGACTCATCAGTATTATATGGAGTAAGTGGCGTAGCGTAGTTTGACGCATCAAACGTTGGTAAAAAAGCACCCCCTTGTCCAACTTTTTGATACTCGCTCAGTCCACGAGCAAGTTCTGCCGGATGCATTATTTTTTGTGGTTTAAGTATTCTACCTACAGTTGCGTTGAGAACTGGTACTGCCGCTCCAAACGGACCACTAAAATACTCTCCAGTTACTGGATAAGGTCTATCTTGATAATGTTTTCTTTCAAACCTATATGGATCAAGTGGTCTTAGGGGAGAAAAGTCATTATAGTATAAAAACTTTTCCATTGGGCTTCCATAGGTGTCCGATGTAAACATCGCACCACCCTGAAGCCTTCTATACCACGATGGTCTAAAGTACTCAATTTTTCCACCTTTAAACGGTGTGTTCCCAAGTGGCCAGAATCTTCCTTTTCTTATTGGAACTTCGCCTTCAAGTAATTGTTTTCTCTTTTCAAAATATCCCATTCCACCAGGAGTTAAACCGCTAGCAAGAGCTTGCCCTTCTACGCCAATTCTTGCAGCTGTTCCCAATACAAGAGGTGAATATACTCTTTCTCCTCTTTCATCTTTTGGTTGAGTATATCCGCCAAGTGTTCTATCAACTGTTAATGCGGTTGTTCCTATAGCAACTGCTGGAAGTATTCTTTCTCCAACCATTCCCCTAAAGTAAAGATCTAATGGACCATAGAAGTTGCTTTCATTTAATTGAGATCCTACTGTTCCAAAATATCTATTTAATCTTTGAAAACCAATTGACATTGGTACTGAAGCTAGCGAAAAACCTTCTTCATTACCATATGTGTGTATTCCAGAAGCGCTTAATAATGTAGCTTTTGGATTTCTCTTAAAAGCTGTTGCAAATGTTGGAACGAATGTAAATGGGTTTTCTCCAGTTCTTCCACTAAGAACTGTTGGTATTTGATCTTCCACATATTGACCCATTCCAAAATTTCTCTTGAACATTGGAGCCACTTTACCCATCGCAGCGCTAATTGGGTTAAGCGAAGATCTACCTGCTGCCTCTGTTGTCCCCTGGATAAGGGGATCTAACAACGTTGGATTCTGACTTAAAATAGCTTTTGTTTCTTTAAATCTATTTAAAGTATTTATTACACTACCCGCTGCGTTTGATCCCTGTTCGTATTGGAATGTTTTAAACGCAGTTAAGTTTAAGAGCGTGGACAGAGTTGCAGCTTGTGCTTCTGCTTTTTGAGATGAATTAATAACTCCGCTTTGCCGCTAAGTCATCAATGGCCGAGGTAATATTTGTTATTAATTGAGCTGGGTCTGCACCAGGGGCTAAACCTTTTCTGAGAGTAAGGTATCGTATTACCTCGAACCCCATTTCATCACCTCTAGTTACTATGGAGCCAGATGACTCCAACATTCTAGATTGTGCGGAAAAGTCTGTTATATCACCGAACTTCTTTAATCTACTAAAAGCTTTTGCTATTGCTTGATAGTTTGAAAGATTTTGATCAATATCTATAGAGGAATTTATTGCAGTTAAATCGCTTTTAAAGAAATCTATAATTTTGTTTGCTGTGGCAGATGTTTTTGGCGAAAGCAGATCATCTAGACCAACTCCAGAAAGCACTCCTTCCGCATCGCCTATTCTGCTAAGCTTAAGCTCTCTTGACGCGGCAGAGAAAGATGCTAATTCACCCGTTCCCAGTATTGCTTCTGAAACTCTTCTAGGATTTCCATAACCCAACATCGAATTTCCTAGTCGGGTAAATGCCTCCATCAACTCTCCATGAGAGGCCACCAAACTGTCATCAGCTGCGTTTCTTAATTGATACTCAAGTGTTTCGCCGGAGGAATCTGTTATATTTCTTAAAACTAAATTTCTTTTTCTACCAAAACCACCAATTGTAAATTCTTGATCAAATTCATCCCTAAGTATTCTTCCTAAAACAGCTGGATTATTTACATCAGATTGTCTGTCTAAAAGTCTGCCAAAAAATCTAAATAGAGAATTTGGTTGCTCTTCTGCGTAATCTAATTTTTGTTTTACTTTTCCTAAAAAGCCACCTTCATCAGATGAAGTTCTTGGCGTTCTTTGTTCAGATGCTAACTCTGCCGTTCTCGTGAACATGCCAGCGCTGCGCGTAGCTAATGGTCGATAATATCCAGCTATTTCTTTTGCTAAAGTATTTTCTTTTCCAACCTCCATCCTTCCCGATTGATAAGCTACTAACTTACCCTTTGTGCCAAGCAGGCCCCCAGTGCTATGCCATGTATACATGTCTGCTGCCAGACCAAGTTCATCTGCTTTTGGAACAAATGGATGCATACCGCTTGCTGAAGATACTCTAAACATTCCAGCTTCTGACATTGACTGAAAGTCTTTAAACCCAAGCATCTGCATTGGGTTAATATTGATGATTGGAACGCGTATGTCATTAGCTAAAAATTTTGAAACAGCTCTAACACCAGCTTGTATTGGATTAACATTTAGGAGTACTGAACTTCCTTGATCTCCAATTTTAAAGAAACCTCTTAAATTACTTTGTGCCTGGCCCTGTTGTCCACTGGTAAGTCTTATGTCTGAAATAATTTGTCTAATCGGATTTGTTGACAACATACTGGAATTCGGAGTTTGAAAGGCAATATTTCCAGTAAAGACCTGATAAGGAGAAGGGGAAGCATTTCCGGCTGAATCTACTATATTTCCAGCTAATGGACTGGTCGTTCCAGTTTGTGTTCTTAGGATTTTATTAGCAATCAGCTTATCTTGATCTGCTAAAAACTCATCAAGCGTATAAGCAGAAACTCCAAAGAAACTACCTATGCTCCCAAATTTTGATGCCTGTATGGCTTTATTGTTTAGAAGATACCCCTGCATTTGCTCATGAGAGTCAAAACCTCTTGCTGAAAGTCTTGCAGTTAAATTTGGTGCATTTTCGTCTATACCTATAGTTCTTGCAGTTAGCTTTTGTAGTTCGGATAATGCATCTCTTTTTACTCTTGCAGTATTTGGTAGATTCGTGTTATAGAGAACGCTAAAGCTATCTTCTTTTGGTTTAGTTCCCCTAAGAGCAGTTTGAGTGGCAAACTTTTTAAACTTTTCATAAATTACATTAGCAGTTGAATCTATATCTATATTTCCATAAAGAAGAGAAATATCTTTAGCACCGGGTTCAAAAGCCGCTTTATATAAATTGTCAACTTCGCTAAGCGCAGTTTCAAGTTCTTCTGGTTTTAGGGTTATTGGATTTATCTTCCCAACTTTACCCTTATTGTATCTATCTATAACAGTAGCAAAAAAATCTGTTTCTGGGGCGCTGCCACCTATTGTTATCCTATTTTCTGGAGCAATAAATTCTGGATCTGTTTTTCCCTTTACAGCTTTCCATGGATATTCATCAAAATAAAGTTGATCTGCAAATTTTTCTGCGGATGTTTGATCTACTCCATCAATTTGTGAAAGCCTATTAACTAGCTGTTTTCTGTACTGTGCATCAAAAACTTCTCTCTTAAATGATCTAGATAGATACCCATTTCTTGCTGCGTAGTCAAGCCCAGTTACAGACGCCCTATTTCCGCCCCTGCGAATACCTACTTGGTTTTCAAAATCTTGAGCGAGTCTTATTAATGGAGAAGTTCTTTTTCTTAAAATATTTTCTATTGATTCAACAAGTATTGGGTTAACATCTTTATCGGCAGGAGCAGGACCTAGCTTATTTGCTTTTGCAATAATTTTTTGCGCTGCTTGTAATGTATCTCCGCTTTTATCAAGATAAATTTGAGCTGCACTTAGATTTTTATACTGCTTGTAACCCTGAGTTAATCCCTGTCTTATTGACTTATAGCCTGGTATCAAATCTAGGAGACTGTCTATTTTTGTACTGTCTGCTAATCCACTATTTAGCGCTTGTTTATTTCCCCTATAAATATCAGAAGCTATATTTTTAATTTTTGTAGAAACAGGTTGACTTGGATTAGCTCCATGGCGCGCTGCGTACAAGTCGCCAACTGGGTTTTTGTTAACTCCAGATAATGTAGAAAATGCTACAGATAAAGCGCCTGAAGATCTTTCGGAAAATTTAATTGATTTATCTAAAACATTAAAAATATCTTGTCCGACTTCAGAAAGTGATCCTCTTAGAAAATTTGTATTTTCATAAAGTTTTTTCTGAACTGGAGTTAACTGCTTATATCCAGCATACATTGAGTCCCATCTTTGTTCTGCTGTTCTAAAAAAGTTTAACGAACTTTCTTTAGAGGCTCCAGCCATTGCAGCCGGAAGAACAAATCCGCCCAATTGAAATGCGGTAGTCTTAGCTAAATCTTTTCCTATATCAGTTATTCTGCTTGGGTCATACCACTTTTTTCTTGGGCCATCTGGTTCTTCTCTGCCAAATAGCTTTCTTCCGACAGTCTTATCAACTGCATAAAATGCTGGCACTTCATAGGGTAGCCTTCTTGCCTGTCTAACTAAAGACTGCTGAAGCTGGTCTCTCCAAGCCCATCCTTCTGCACCTTTTACTCCCTTTCTTGCAAAGGAGTATCCTGTATCAAGGATGCTTTTTATACCCTCATAACCAGTGGTTAGGGTATCTTTTCCAGCTTCTTTGTATACTAAAGAAGTTGTACCTTCGGCTAATCGAGTTACGCCTTCTAGCTCGTCAAGAATACTGCGTACTTTAAGAAGCCCCTGATGAGACCTGGTCAATACATTTTGGGTACCAGCTTGCTCTGCTGCACGCGCGGCTTGTGTTAGCTTATAGCCAAGCTTTAAGCCCTGGCCCTTAACAACCTTGCCAGCAACTGTTGCTGCAATGCCTGTGGCAATCATGGCCGTAGCCATTTTGGTGATTGGATTGCCCTCAAGTGCTCTGGCAATAAAGCCAGAATTAGCAGCAGGGCCTACGTCTTCATTTCTTTGCTCTGCGAAGTCTCTTGAGGTAACACCAAAGCCAATGTTATGTATTGGCTGATTGTCTCTTCTCATGGTCTACCTCTTTACTGTCTCATTCCCCACAATTTCTGAGCAATAGGATCGTTATATCCAGCTGCGCCTTCACTCTTAGAGGCGTCATGTCTTGCTGCGGAAACTTTTTCTTTATTTGATTCTTCCTCTGGATCTATTATTTGAAGAGTTACATTTGTCGGTTCTATTGCCCTCATTGCCTGCTGGACCTCTATTATTTTTTCAGCTAATGCGACTCTGGAAGCCAGCTGAGAATACGTTAAAGAGTCCAAGAATTCTGGAGTATCACTAGATATAGTAGCTAAAACAAACGCTTTCATTAAGCCTCTTACTTGAGAAGCTTGCTTTCTTTTTTCGTCTAGAATCTGTTTTGTTCTTTTAGGAGATGAAAAGCCAGAAAATTCTATTATTTGGTCAGCCAAAGAACTGACGGCTCCAGGAGATATTGAATTAATATCAAAATCATTAGGATATACTACTGCATATTTTACTATTTCTTCTTCAGCGTCTGCAGAAGAAAATACGCCATTATCTTTAAGGGCGCCAATTTTATCAAATTCGGAAAAAGTTAACTCTTTAAATACAATAGTTTTTCCGCTTTAGCTGAACGCTAAATACAATGGAATACTTTTGCTTAAGCTCCTTAAGAATTGACTCTTCCAGCATTTTATAGCTGACGAACCTCTAGCGCTACGAATCCAGATGCCTCTAGAACTTCTTGCGAAATCAAAGAAGGAAGACCGGCCATGTCGGAGGTAAGCGCTGCTTTATTGTAAGCTGGATACAGGATGCACAGTTCTGCGATGGCTTCTTCGTTCCACATATTTGCTTCAGCCGTACTTATTTGGCCTGCTTGCATCAGTGATTCCATTTTCTTTACAAGTTGCTTATATTCTATTCTGGAAAGGACTCTCCAGACTATATGCTTATCAAAGGATATCGAAGTTATATACACTTCTCCATACTGCTTTTTCCACTGCTTAACCTGACCTGCAGTTGGTCCATTTTCAAAAATTGCTACGTCATCAGCCAAATCTTCTACAGTTGTTGCCTGAGAAGGATCAGATAACTTCTCGCCTTCAGCTGGTGTCGGTTCTGGATCTTCATAATTGGTTACCATAAGATCCGAATCCTGCTCTTCGTTTGTTTCCATGATGAGATCAACGGTATCTGCTTCTAAATCTTTTGCTAGATTTTGGTCTCTTCTCACTACAATTTTTTTAACATCTGACATTTTTATTATCTCCTTGGGGGTTTTGATTTAAATCACATATATTATAGCACAAGTATTCTATGACTTATAAGCTATATTGCTATTCCTTGGTGGTTGAATTTTAATAGTATTATCATAATATTTTGAATTTTGAGCAACAAATGTCTTATTCCCAGTGTATGGATCGAGATTAGTTCCGGCTTCTGTAAAATAAAAATCTCTTGCTACAAATGAATATGTTTCTATAAGTGGAGCGCCCCCACTTTGGTATTCTGTTGACATTTGCATTAAATGAACGTTTTGTAAAACAATTTTCATTGCGTTACCTACTCCAGATAATTTAATTTTTCTTTCATTAATATCTGTTGATATCAACCTGTCTAAATTATCTCTTTGCTCCACTGCTGCGGTTGATTTATTGCTTGAGCCAGTTATTGGAGAAAGACTAGTATCATCAACACCGTACATAATAACAAAATTAAATGGCGGGTGGGCACTGAAGATATTATGTGTTCCACCAGCAGAACCCGCAGTTATTGCTGGGTCGGTTGTAATTCTATCAAGTTGACTATTAGCCCAATATTTTTGTATATTTTCTTCATCTTTACGAGATTCATTTTGTGACCTCATGACAGAAACAACTCCTGATCCATCTTTTTTGCCAGAAATAGATTGCACTCTAGCCTCAGCGGCTTTTTCCAAAAGCTCGGTCATTCTTCTTGGATATCTAGAATAAACAGAAAACTGCCCTGTAATAATTCTTGTACCATTCATAATGGCATCAAAATTATAGGACCAAAAACCATAAACGGCTTGCTTTTCTTGTTTAATTAAAAATCCAAAACCAGCTATATCTAGCTCATCACCTTCGTCAAATAAACCGTCAATGAAAACTTTTACGTCTTCACCAGAAAAAAAGTAATCATAATAATTACTAAATCTAGGATCGGCCTTAGAGCTTCCAGCCCAATATAAATCCAAATCTGCTGTTAGCGGATCAAATGTTCCATCCAGATTCCTAATTCCTGGTCTATTGGATACAGTTTCCTCATATGGAATATAACCAGTAAATGGCTTGTAGGGATTTGTTTTATAAACTCCAGTCATAAACTACCTTTATGGTTGATATATTTTTTCTATAAAATTTTTGTAATCTTGAACCCTGTCGCCAAAGGCATTGGTGCTTATTCTTAATCTCTCGTCTTTTTGAGCTTGATATCCTTCTGGGTACCTAAGATCATCGTTTGTTGTATCCAAGTGTAATAGGGGCTGTATTCCTCTTGCCATGTAAGTGTATGTTTGCTCAGTGATTAAGTCGTCAATTGACATTGTAGCACCTTCGTCAACTACTGTGATTCCAAATATCTTCATTTTAGCAGCTAAACCGTATTCGTTAAACATTGTAAAAACAACATCAAATGGCGGAAGCATGTCAGCAAGCGGAGCGTAAAAGCCCTTTGTATCTGCTAACAATTGCCTGTATGCATCTATTCTATAGAATGCGTACTCATTAAACTGAGTAAAAATCATACTTCCAGCAATTGTTCTAGCGCCCTTAACAAACCCTCTTGGATTAACATGACCTAGTGTTCTTACGGGAGAATTTTCCCTGTGCATTGAGTACGATATTGTTTGGAGTTCGGCAAGCTCTAATACATCGCCTTGATTAGTTAAAAAGCCATCTTCTCCAATTTTTGGTATGACCATCGTTGCATGAATGTCGGCACCAGAAAACGACATGTCCGAAAACGGATCAGGAAGAAAGTTGTTTTTTCTAAATTCTTTTATTGAGTCTTGGTAGTTAGCAACTCTGTTTTTTCTAGAGGAAATTGTTGTAAGACTCGCAATATCTTTTGTTTCTTCGTTTTCAAAAGGCATATTTCCTCTTTATAAAAGTATTAGTCGGCGGCAGAGAGCTTCCCCGTTTCTCCACCACCGACTAACAGCTTAAAATGTATTTAAATTACGGTCTGATAATTGCAGAGTTCAATCCGCTAGCGCTAACAGCATCTTTGCTAATCAGCGAACCAAGATCATCTTGGTTAAATCTGTCGATTTGATCAGTCGTAATTCTGTACATTGGGCCTATTTCACGAGCAACATATGTCATCGTTTCTTCAATTACGATGTCATCCATTGATGCACCTGAACCTTCGTTCAGAAGCTCAACTCCATATATTGAACGGACTGCAGCCTGACCGTATTCGTTCACAAATGTAATTGTGATATCAAATGGCGGAATCTGGTCTGCATAATAAGGCGTCTTAGTCACAACATCTCTTGTTTGAGATGTGAACTCTGCAATTCCTCTCTTGTGCGAAGGATCGCCAGGAAGAGTATTGTGAGCTCTTGTAAAGAACTTCATCTCAGTTGATGTATTATGGTGTGTTTCAAGCATCTGGTAAAGAGCTGGGCGATCAAAGACTGTAAAGATCAATGATCCAGCTATTCCTCTTTTACCTCTTGAAAAAGAACGTGGGTTGGGTGAGCCCATTGTGTAAATTGGAGCCTTTTCTCTTGTTACTGAAAAAGTAATTCCAGAAAGTGCACCAATTTCTACGCCACCAAAAGTGGCAACAATATCTGCACCAGAAAACGTTGTGTATGTGTTAAGATACTTGTTTACTGGGCTATCATAGTATTCGCCTGCCATATACCCTCCAATCGGTACTTATAAAGTGCAGTGTGTGTGTTTTTTATTTATTTATTTGATTAGCCAAGGTCAACCGAGATTTGAACATCAATATTTCTGAGTTCAAATGCTGGTGTCAACACAAGGTCAATCAAAGCCTTGTTTTCAGCTGCAATGTACTTGATATTGAAATCGCTATCAAGTATAGCGCCCAACATCTGCATGCCTCTTAGGGCTGAGGTTACGGATGTTTCCATTGAGTTTCTGACTTGAATCGTAGAAGGCTGACCAATATACTTCTGGCAGCTTTGACGAACAACAAGAGTAGCTTCGTTGATAATTCTTAGAGTTGTTAATCTTGTGTAGTCAGATGCAGAACCTGCAAATGTAATACCGTCTGAGAATATTGGTGCTCTATTGAAGTTAAGTGTAATTGAGTTTACACCCTTATTCGAAAGAGCTGCAAGAGCGGTCTTTGTTGGGTTGTATCTCAATGATGCTACGTTATAGACGTTCTTGTTAATTGTAGATACATAAGAAGCCATTCTGCTAAGGGCTGCTGCTGTTGCACATGCTCCGTTTGAATAGCCCCACTCTGCTGGATAAGCAGAAGGCTTAAGCTCTGCTGCAACGACCATTGAGTGACGACCAATTTCCTTAAGGGTTGCGTCACCATCGCGATCAGCGAGTGTGCCTAATGCAAGGTGAGTAGATACTTGTCCTGGCGTCATTACTTCATTTGATCCAGTGTATGGCTTAACTCCAAGGACCGCAAAGCATGGGTGCGAGTTCTCGTTAATCGACTTTACGAGATTTGAAATTTTATAGACCCAGCTATTTGCTGCCGTTGAACTGTTGTTTGCGTAGAATCCGAAGTCTGGGCTAGATGGTGTTGATGCCCACTCTTCTGAAGCTCCGCCTCTTCCCCAAGGAACGATGATGTCTGGCTGTGCTGCTTCTGCTGCGGCAAAAGCTGCATCGAGAACGCTACCGCCGAAACTTGTGCTAGTAACGCTACCAGTTGTGTGGTTCCATGTGGTGTCACTTGGGAGTGGAACCATGTAGATTCTTTCTGCGCCACCGGCAACAAGCTCAAAATAAGCTCTGTGGCAGTGCGAATCTTCACCGAATGCTGTGATAACATCGGCTTCATTTGTGCACAAAACGACGTCTAGGTCAGCTACGTTACCCTCGCCATCATCTGTATCTCTTTTGGCGATTACAACGATTCTTGGGCCCACTGGGCTGTCTTGACGAGAAATGCTGTAAAAGCGATCTTTAATAATTGTTTTTACGCCTGGTAGTGCCATGGATTTTCGACCTCCGAGTATGGACTCTTTTATAACTCAGAACATATAGTAATGATTAACCTATAAAAACCAACTACATTTTATTTCTGAACACTTAAATTATATATTTAAAATATTAGCAATCTGGCGTTGCGGATTGAAATAAGTCCACAATATTAGTCTCGTGATGGTCTTTGTATACAGTTCTGTTATAATCATAAATCGGGGTAGCTGGCTGAGAGGCTATATATTGTCTTACGTCAAATGCAATCTTGTCTACTATATCTACTGGTGTAACTGACAGCTTTTCTGTGGTCAATAAGTATAAAACAGTTCTTTTAATAACATCTGTTTGATCCATATTTGTTTCCGTATCAGATACCCTTCTTGCGTATACAAATTCTGAAGCTCCTAATTTTTTAAATATAGGTGTATACTCCAACATGAAATCTTCAAATCTTTCCATTATTCTATCTGCTACTTCGGCGCCAGCATACCTTGAAGAATCGCCTTCCAGCTTGGCAGCATCTGCTTGGACTATAACAGTAAATGAAACAACGTTCTGAAATCTTTGTCCTTCTATAATATAATACTTTCCATCATCACCCAATGCTTTATCTCTATAGCGCATTTTTGGTTCTTGGTTATGGGCTCTTTTAAGCTCAATGCCATAAGCTATGCACGGGTACTGTGCAAATGTTCCACCAAAAGTTGCAACAACGGGTATGTCTGGGTAAGAGTTTTCCCAGAGAAGTTTAACAACTTGTATAAACTCAAGATAGCTAAGATTACCATCAGCCTTCATTCTTCTAGCATCTGTGTTGTGATACTGTTCGGGCTTAGTTACCTTAGTTCTATCAAAATCATTCATTTGATTTTGTCTAGTTGAAAATGCGCTTAGATCATCATCAATTCTGCCTGGAAAAGGAAAAGAAGATTGCATACTATACTCCTGGGCCCGTTGTTACTGAAAAGTTAATATTTTTTAAGCCAAGAGAAGATACCAAATTTAATTCAAATATTAGGAATCCTCTTTCAACCTTCGATGCGTAGGCTTGCATTGAATAGCTTTTTATTACCCTTGAAGAAACAAGTAATTCTAACATGTTTTTTACTTGATTTTTTACTTTTTCTTCTGCGTTTTTTCCAACACCATCATTAGATATATTTTTTATTTCATTTATCACCATAGCAACCAATCTCATTTGTGGTGCTTTTGATAAAGTGCTTGATTGATTAGCCATTGTAGAGTCATTTGAAACTGCAACTTCGTATGGATAACCTCTTGTGGCTTTTCTTGTTCTATATACAACATTTATTCCCATATTATCCAATCTAGCGTGAGCTGAACGAGAAAGATCTGAACCAAAAACTGACATAGCTCCAGGTAAACGCCTTCTGATCATTCCCATATACACTGGCGTTGACGACATCGCACCAGCAAATGCAGCAGCTGCAGAACTACTATAAGACCTATTGAATCCAGAATGACTAAAATTAAGCTCACCGTATACTGGAATGATATATCTACCAATATCCGATTCGATTTGACCGTCTACAGAATAAGTAGTTAGTTTATTTTGAAAAATAGGATTTGCTTCAAGTATATCGATATCTGATTCCTTTACTCCACCAGATCTAGAACCAATTACACCAAGCTGAACATAGCCAGTTGCTTCGTGGAAGTTATAGCAGTGCAGTGCTAACTGAGAAATGAAATTTACGGAGCCAGTATTAACAATAGAAGTTTCTAACGGAACAATAATATCCATTAAATCGTATCCTTTAATTACATTATAAGAATCGGAAAGTCTTTCATAATATTTTTGGTAAAAATTTACAGGAACACCACTAACTGAGGACACTAGATGTGGCATTACTGTAAGCCTTTTGGATATATCCTCTATATACTCAGACATAGGGGCAGCTGCTAATACATACATACTTTGCGCTCCGCAACTATAAGCATCAAAAACGCCCCTCAGCAAAGGCGACTGCATGTCGGCTCCGAGTAAATTTATTGCTTCTTGTATTGAAGAAACCCTATATATTTCATTTAACTCTATTCCATCAGCGTGGCCAACAAGCAGTATAGCGTTCGTGCTTGACTCATCAAGATCGCTATATATCGGCCTAAAAGAAACAGAAGATCCAGTAGTTGGACCAGATAATTGGTTGCTTGTACCAGTTATATTTTTTACTAAATATTTACCAAAAACAGATGTCTCTGCTATTGTTTGCGTACTTGCATGTCTAAACTGAAATGTGTCCGAAGATGGGACTTCTACAACTTCGTATGTGCCATTTAATAAATTATCAGTTTCTTGTATTACAACAAATTCTCCAGAATTTATAAAATGATTTTCTTCAGTTTTAATTGTCGCTATATTATTTTCTAGTTTTTTAGAAATAATATTTCCAGTTTTGGTGTAGCTTTTATTAATCGCTTCAAAAAAATGTTCAACTACTTGATTTCTTCCGGCATATGTTGTTTGAATAACAACTGTATATATTCCACTATGCAGCTCTTCAGGTATCGTATAGGTGAATTGGTATTCCGAAGAAGAAACTCTTTTAAAGAATGCGGAATTTTTTAAAGTTAATCTGGATATACTTAAAGAGCCTACGCTTGGAATGGAAGATGCTTTTTTCTTTGCCGTTATTGTATTATCGTCAACTATGGAAACAACTTCATAATCACCATCACAAGAAGAACTGACTCCATATACATAAACTTGATCACCAATAGATAGGTATTGAGTTTCGTCAAATGAAAAAGTTAAAGTTACATAACCATCAACAACAGATCCCGGAAGAATAATGCTGTCTATTTTGTAACTGCTATTCAGCATGGAGACGGTCGACTGAACAATATTCCCAGAACCGGTTTCTCCACGAACAACTGAAGCCAAAACATCAACAGGGGTAGATTCAGAAATTGGGTCAAAATAAGAACCATTAAAAATAAAACCAAATCTAAAATTTATTGTTTGACCACCGGCTGCTTTAAGCATTGTTGACCTCTTCTCTTGTAGCTCCGGCTATCCAATAAACTATTTTGCCGCCCCTACCTCGTACCGGAGCAGCAAAATCTATTTTGAATATTTCATTTCCAGTTGGCAGTTCTTCATAAATTCTATCTCCTGATTTTGGATTTACAAAATCTTGGAAATAATATACTACCTCTGAAGACACTGTAAGACCCTGCGTTTTTTCCTGCATTGCGTTTGCAAATCCGCTTGAACCCGGGTAATAACAGCGTGTTGTGTATCTTTGAAGTCTTGACTCATACTTCATCTGCTGGGGATCCATCAGTCTTTGCATTAAAATATTATGACCCCATTGTTTGAGAATATTTTTTAATGTTTTTTTAGGATCAATCATGCTTCCTTAAGCCTCGTTCGGGAATCGGATTTTCTTTCGGGGTTATGATTGCGCCGGGTCCATATATATCTTTGTCTGACAAATAAATTGTTGACCCAGTATACGGATCAACAGCTCTGCCAGAACTGACGGTAGGCATTGTGGGCAGTCCTTTTGGTTGTATTGCCCTTGCGCTGACTTTTTGTGCTAATATTTCTTTTCTTAACGTAGCAGCTATCTGGCACCATGTGGTTGCATTAGCTCTAGTTAGAGTTGACCTAGGTAGGTTTCTATTTGTGATAGAAAGATCACCAAGTCTAACGGACAGCTCATCATCTCCCCCACCTCCATAAACCCTGGAAAGCTCACATGCAGTTGCGGCCTTTATATACTCCAAAGCAGTAAATGAAAGATTGCTTCCATCATCGTCATCAAGTAAAGAAAAAATTTGTTTTATTTCTAAAGAATAAATATGAATAAATTCCCCTATTTCCAAGAGGGGTGCATCAGGGAAGTAAGGAATTAACTCTTCTGGGTCTACATATAGAGGGTGAATATCCGGAGCAAACGCAATAACCTCATCTTCCCTAAGAAAGATAGTTGGATTATAGTCTTCATCTGGCGTACTAACGTATACCTGTTGATTTACAGTTATGGATCTATTATCTTCTAAAGTCCCTATAAATGTTATTTTATAAGTACCTGCATTTGCAAAAGTATATTCATAATAAAACTCCGAAGTTGATATAGACTCAAGATTGCTATCCGATAAAATCAAATTATTATTAGAATCGTATAGTTTAAAAAGCACTGAGACTGGGGAAACCTCTATCTGATTACCGCCAGAATCAATATCTACGAATTTGACCCTAAATCGAACTGCGTCATTTACTAAAATTGAAGACATAAAATTATCACCCGTTGGTTTGACTAATATTTATAGTACCCTAGAAAACCGCTTATAGAACTAACCTAAGCCAATAACATTCCCGTCATATATTGTAATTGCCTCTACCGAAGTAAGAGCTGATAAGTTTTCCTTAACTGTTTCAATTGTTATAACTCCGCTAGGATTTACATCTATACTTAAAACAGCTACAGTTGTTAGGTTTGAATAATCCTGTAAGCCAGCAAAAGAGATTCTTATATTATTTAAAATAATTGGATTAGAGATCCCCGGCACCTTGATTACCAGGGCTCCTATGTAGCTGATTCCAGCGTTATTGTACTCTAAGCCTGTGTTATATTGCATGGCTCTATAGTAATTCTTAAACTAATTTAATACTGTCTAGTGTAAAAACCGGAGTCTTTTTTTAAATTAGTCATCCATATTCTGCCATCATTGGGGACCGCATTTTGCGGAGTGCCATATAAAAATGATCCCAAATAAGCTATGCGCATACCGTGGGTTACTGGAGTTACTTCATGAGTACCAACAAAGTTTGCGGGATAAATAACAGCAGTCCCCATTTTGGGTTTATGGGTGTATTTTGCGTGTCTGAACTTTATCCATCCACCCATAAAATTTGTCCCGTTTAACTCCTCTTCCTTTTCTACACAGTCATTAAGATAAATATTTATGCTTACCTTAGCGTGTTTTGGATATTCATTTGTTATGCCAAAACTATCATCATGCGGGATTTGATCATCGCAGTGTGGACCTATTCTTTGGCCATTGCTATAGGTTGCAAAATGCCCAGCGGATCTCCACCAGCATACTGTCGCAGCATCGGGGTATATTTTGCAATATTCTACTAGTACTTTATACAAAAGATCTTCAAGAAAAACAACTAGATTTTTTTGCTCTTCTGTTGGCTTCTGGTCAAACCCCTTGCATAGAGGGTCGGTAAATCTTTCTGGGGCTATATTAACAGAATCCATATCAAATTTAAATCCTGTTTTATTTATTGCATATTTTTTACCATTTTCTTCTATGTAAGTAAAAGTGCCCTGTTCCATTTGTCTAAGGAATGATAAGTAATCAATAATATCTTGAGGATTAAAATCAAACAAATTTTCGGCCAAACATAGACCACTACCAATATCTGTCATCTTCATTATGATCTCACAATCCTAAAATGTTCTGAATGTTCTGAATAACCATTTTGTTTTAAGAAATTTTTGTAATCATCCATCAGTGTCGGCATGTAGAGATTTGTAGAAGTTTTTGCCATCTCTGACTCTTTGATTGGATCCGTTACGGATTCTCCAACCTCTTTATTTGGAGTACCGTGACTATACCAACCTAAATATGAGTATCTTTCTCCAGAAATCACTGGTTTAACTTCATGCGCTGCCATATAATTGGAGGGGAAAAATAATATATCACCTTTTGATGGTTTAAAATCTATATCTAAATAGTTAAAATAGTGATGTCCACCAGTAAAATTACTGTCATTTAACTCTTCTTCTGTTTCAACACAGTCGTTTAAATAAAAAACGGTACTCACTGTATTTCTTGTTGCGAGTTGATCGACTGGCGTCCACACTCCATATACGTAATCTGCGCTGACGTCCGAATGCGACCCTAGGTAAACTCCACTTTTATACTGGACAATGTGACCTTTAACTTTCCACCAAACACACTTAACAGCTAAAGGAAATAGTTCAAAGTATTTTAATAGATATTTATCTTTTGATTCTTCTATAAAATCAAATATTGACTTGAATTTGTCATCAGCATATCTGTGAATAGCAGATCCTCTTCCTGGCATTTGATCTATTGAATCTTTGCGAAAAAAATATCCGCTTTTATTAATATAGCATTCTTCGCCAGTTTCTGGGTTGACAGCTGGCTTGTACATTTCATTTTTTTCTTTATTAATTGAATTCCTTGCAAAATCTAAGATATAGTTCCAATCGAGTTCTAAGGCTGAGCGAAATACAACTACTCCACCTCCCAAATGTTCTGCTTTTACATTGTTATCAATCATTATTCAACCTTTTGTGTGGTAAGTTTTTTTCTGTTCCTGAACTATTATACCTTCTTATTGTACCCCTGAGCAATGCGAGAGTATCTGGATCCGTTAAAGACGATAATGTATCTATACTGTATTTATTTTTTATATATTCAATATAGTCTTCTCGTAAATTTTTAATCCAAACCTGACCCTGTTTACCTATTGGAGGAGTCATGCTTGTTATATGAACCCCTCTTTCTGGATGAGAAGACCCCTGGGCAAAGTACCCTATATACGCATACCTACTGCCATTTTGGCACGGATTAATTTCGTGAGTACCCAAATAATTTGAAGGAAACATTAAAACATCTCCAGCTTTAGGTGAATAAGCTACATTTGCATAAGGAAAAACAATTTCCCCATTATTGTATTCATACTTTTTTATATCTTCTTTTGAAGATACAGAAGAATTTAAATATATTATTATACCAACAACATTTCTTGTAGCCAGTTGCAAGTCGGGCTCAAAACCCACCTGGTAATTCACATCATTATCGTTGTGTATTCCCATTCTACTGTTTGGCCCATATGCTAAAACGTGCCCCAATGTTCTCCACCAGATATTCGGAAGAATCATTGGAAATATTTCTATATACCTTAAAAGAGAGTGATAGAATGTTTTTTCGCATTCTTCAAAAAAGTTTATTAATTCTTTGGGGCTACTTTCGTCAATAAAATTCATTATATGACTAGCATTTATGTGTATATCCTCTAATGAATATCTATGACCGCTTCTATTTATTGCATAAGTATTTCCATCTGGTTCATTCACTATATTATAATCTTCTTCTATGGCTTTTTGCTTTAAAGAAGCCAAATAGGGGATTACCAGATCTTGATTGACTTCTATTGCTCCAGGGAAGCACACAATCCCCATTCCGATAATTTATCGGGTCTGGAAGACTATTGCCATTCACTAGCTAATTTCCTGTGGCGTTGTATTGCACGGACCGGCGCCTTCGATCTTTTCCGCCGCATTTTTTCTAGCGTTTTCTGCTGCAGTTACTTCTGACATATCTGGATCCGGAGCGGTACCGACTTGAACGGTATCATGAGTCGTGTTGTACTGGGCAACCTCTCTACCTTGATAAACCGGATTCCAACCAGGTTCTACGTTAGATTTTGAAACATCAAAATATATAGAATGCGGAGACTTGCAGTAGAGTTCATAATCATCATAGATATTGTCAAACCAAACTGGTGGACACCACTTCTTGCTCTTTTTTTCTTCGACAACGACTATACCTGCTTTAATGTCATTGTCTCCTTGCCCAAAAAATGTTAGATAACTATACCTAACACCTTTACCCATAGACTCTACGTCATGTGACGCAACGTAGTTTGTTGGGAAAAAGATGATATCCCCCTTTTGTGGCTTGTATGATATACCAAGGTGAACAAAACGCAAATTGCCGCCAGTAAAGTTTTTACCATTTAGCTCTTGCTGTGTTTCAACATGATCATTAAAATACACTAGGGCGCCACAGGTTTGACGTGATGCAACCATTCCCTTTGGCATGTATCTTACGCCTTTTGTGACCTTATAGTTAGTATCATTATCAGCGTGGCAACCTAATCTGCCCCCATCTCCATATCTTAAAATGTGTCCTCGAGTTTTCCACCAAATGCTACCGATCATCAATGGATAATGGTCTATATACTTTAATAGACATTTGTAAATTTGATCTTCAAGATAAAAAAAGAAATTTGCTATCTCTTCGGGAGTTTGTGAGTTGACGGGATCTAGCAGTCTTACTGGCGTTGCTGGCACTTCGTCAATTGCATATCTGAAACCATCTTCATTTATGCCATATTTTTTGCCCTCTATTTCAACATACTTCCATCTGCCCTGATGTGCTTCATCAGCTTTTTCATCAATATATTTTAATACTAAATTTTGATCTATGTTAAAAGCGTTTCTAAAAACAACAACACCAGGACCAAGAATCTCGCATTGAATTTTGCCAATTTCCTCTATTACCTCTTCCGTTATCTTAGGAGATACAGGAAAAGATGGGAGATTTTCATAATCTAATTGTTCGTTTACAGGACTATTGCCATAAGACATTTTATTACCCCAATACTTCGTCAATTGCTTCTCTTATTGTCCAACCAGCTCCCATAACCCTTGGTTCTTCATCCAAGGGCATATCTTGCCAATTGAATCTAGAAATCACTACCCCATTTCTACTGATTAAAAATTTTTCATAACTATGGGGTATTCTTGCTATTGCTTGACCAGCTAAATTTTGTCCTTCTACAGCTGCAGTCGTTCCATCTGCAGTTGTATCAGAATATGCTCGTCTTTCTTTTCCTTTAAGGAAAGAATAAACTTCATGTTCATTTTTGCCGTTTACTTCAACTTTTTCAGCTATTGGAAAATTCACAAATGGATAGTTTGTTTTTATAAACTGACTTATCTCCTCATTTGAGCCCGGTTCCATTTTACCAAACTGATTACACGGAAAAGCAACAACTGAAAATCCCCTGTCTTTAAATTCATCATGGACTGCTTGCAGTTCCCATAAATTCCTACTGGTTCTCACATATGACCACAGCGGACTGCATTGTGGCTTATACCCAAATTTGCTTGATATATTTACAATTAAAGTAATTTTTCCTTTAAATTGATCAAGAAAATTTTCTTGTCCATCGAGACCTTTAACATCTATATCGTAAACATTATTCATTTTTTATTCCCTTAAAATCGACCATACAATACTCGTTTATCTTAATTGTTCCAAAAATTACCTTATCCTCGAGTCTACCATTCATAACTATGGTAGATTTTGTTGGAGTTTCTGTTTTACCAATTAACTGAAAAGTATTTGAAACAAATTGCACATCATGAAACTCCATGCTACCCCTTGCCTCAGAAAGCATTGCATTAAGTGAAGGAGAGATTGCCAAAGTATAGTAATCAACACCCAGGGGAGAAGATACTTGAATTTTCCAAGATCCTACAAATTGCTCTTGCACTATTGTGGCTCCTTTAATGATGGTAAGCCCTCAAATGGAGGTCCTATTTTTTCTCCTTTTTCATTTAAGCCGGTTTTTATACCTTTCATCCAGGTCCAAGGTTGTTCCTGTAATTTCTTCATTTTTGCATTACCGTAACTCATTCTCTGATTCATTAAGTCTGGTTTATCCCATAGATTTTCTATTTTAAATTCTACGTTTTCTGCGAGGTTGTTTGGATATATAGTAAAGTGCATAAAAGGCATTCCGGCTGGGAAGATAACCGGTTCTCCGACTTTAGTTATTTTCCAATTCATATTAAATTCATCTGGCCACCAATAACTTGGAATTGACGCGGTAAGTGGAACAGCTCCATCGACAAAATAATTGGGCGATCCACCAATCCATGTAGAATAGTTATCTTCTGTTTGAAATGTCCATCCTGTGGAAAAAGACATTATTCCTATAATACTTGGAATAACTATAGACCTTCCGTCAAGGGTCTCTCCTTGTAAAACTTTTGGAACCGTATTTCCACCATCCCATTGCACTACTACATCTTGCTGCAAAATTAATTCCCATCCAGTAACATTTGCCACAGTTAACGGCAAGCATTGATATGCGTGCTTGTTATAGGTATCGTCCATCCAGTCTCTTTTTATTCTTGACTGTTTTATTAATGGCGGATTTTGATGTGTTTTGGTTAACGTAACTAAGCTCATGATATTAGTATACCATATAATGAGAAACTTTTTAACGCCAAAAACGTACTACGCAGTATACTACGAAAGAGTTGCGTAGTTTGGCTGAGTAGTTTTTTGCGGAATTCCTTTTGTTTGGTCTGCTTTTGAACCATCATTCGCGTACCCCATGCCGTACTTATGGTTATTGTCGTTATAGTCAAACATAGTAACGGCAGAGTATTTGACTCCGCTTTTAACTTTTAGCGATGCGTGCGCATAGATGTAGGTAGAAGGAAATAGCACTACGTCGCCGGCCTGTGGTTTAAGAGTTATATCCAAATATGGAAACCATAGCTCCCCACCTTCATATTCATCATTTAGATACACTACTGAGGACACGGTACATGTATAAGAAAATCCATGGTCAGTGTGAACTGCAAAATGTTGACCAGGCTTATAGCGCACAAAATTAATTGCTTCCATAAATTCCATTTTAAAATTGTACATAGATTCATAATGATTCAAACATTTTTTTAATCTATTATCTACGTCATCGTAGCATTTCTTTACTTCTTCAAACTCAGGAGTAAGATACGGCCAATGTATTGGGCTCATTTTTAAATCAACACAATCTCTATACTCTGACATCTTAACATTGTATCCAACGACAGCATCTGACCATTTAAATAAATCGTGAGTACTATTTCCAATAGTGGCTTCCAATCTTTCAGGAATATTGAGTTCCCTTTCTATGGCGTTTCTATATAGAAATATGCCAAACTTTGGATCGCTAACATGGTAGAATTCCATTTTCACTCCTTAATAAAAATCAGATGATATAATATACCACTTACATACAAAGAAATCAAAGCATCGAGTAGAATAAATACTTTTGATCACTAAAGGAATAAATATGGAAAAATCATTAGTCCTTCCAGGACATTTTGGAAATTCGTCTAATAATATTAAAATAATAAAAAATTTTATTGAATTAGATGATCTAAAAACAATACAGAAATTTCTTCCCACAATAAATGAGTGGATGGATGCTGGGGAAAACCAATACGCTGAAGACGGCACATGTATCTACGATTCGTCTTATTGGCAGAATAGACAATGTAGTTACGATATTTTATCGAGGATAAATCTTGATATCTATAATCTAATTGATAAATATATTATAAAAATGCAGTGGTTTTTAGAAAATCAATTTAAAGTTCGCTTAACTGTTAGACCCCCAGTCATAATTAGATGGTTTCCCGGCTTAGAGCAACGACCACACGCCGATAAACAGTTAAATGACGGATCTCCGAATCCGTTTCCAACTTATGATTTAAATTCACTTCTTTATTACAATGACGACTTTGAAGGTGGCGAATTATATTATCCACAACATGATATAGTCGTAAAACCAAAACCAGGACTGGCTGTAGCTCATCCGGGAGATGTAAATTATCTTCACGGAGTAAAAATGGTTACCAAAGGAGAAAGATTTACTACACCATCTTTTTATACGATAACGGAATTGTTATAGACTTTTAATTTGGTGGAAAAAAATTCTGTCCGTCAAATGTCCAGTTTTTTTTGGGAGGATTTTCTAGATTTGTTACATCAATAATAACTGGATTCTTTTTTAAATTTTCTAAAAACATCAATGAATCTGGTTCATCTTTTGGAAACATAATCCAAGAAGTTACAATGCCATCTGAAGTGAGGGCATACTTGTAGTTGTTTCCTATATCTTTTGCTTCACACAAATTAGTATTATTATTAGGTGGAAAAAAATTCTGTCCGTCAAATTTCCAGTTTTTTGTTATCATAGAAGCTTCTGGGAGATCGGTGCATTCTATGAATATTGGATTTCTAGAATAGGAATCACATGTTGATTCAAATGAGGGCTGATCATCAGAAATTTTGTGCACAAAGAAAACTTTTTGTTCTGCGCAAAAAGCAAATAATTTGTAGTTTGACATTTTAAATCCTTATATTGTGTACTATTTATCCATTATAACACATAATGTACATATTCCCATAGTTGCATATCAAGTTGATTATTTTCTTCAATTTTTTTTATATCTTTTTTTGACAACATTTGTTTTAATTCATTTGTTGTAAAAATATTATCATTTATTTTCACACTAGATTTATTATATTTAATATTTTTTTTAATGTCATCTCTTATGTCATTAAAAATGGTATTTGGATTATTTTTTTTAAATAGACTAATAACGTCCTCTGTAAATTGGTAAACTTTATCTACAACTCCTATAATTTTTAATTTATCTATTTGGTCTTTAGCTTTTGTCCAACTTGTGTCATCATTTGGTATATACCAATTTTGACTTTTATTAAGATAATTCATTTCGTTTTTATGATCTTTAATCATTAGTTTTTCATTTAAATTCATACAAGTATGATTATATTTGTAATTAAAGATATAATCTGGTATACCATTACAAAGATGTCTTGACTGCAAATTTCTGTGTTCTGCATAAAAAATGTCTTCAAAAAGATAGTACTTTATCTTTTTTTGAATTGAATCAAGTTTTGTATAGGCGTCTATGGTTTCAAAAACTTTATTAGTAGCCAGGTAAGCAAAATTGCTTATGCTTCTATCTACTGGATTTCTTGCTAAAAAAACAGTATCTACATTTTTTACTTTTAAAATTGGATAATTGCCAAAATGACCTTGTATTATTTTATATTCATTTAAATCAATTTTTTTATCAAATATAGTTTGACCATAAAATGCCAGAGTGTCATATTCGCTAATACATTTTTTTAAATTAATGGATACTGTTGTTCCTCCACATTTTGGAACATGTAAAACATAGATAGTTTTATTATTTATATGTAATCCATTTTATTTTAAAGAATTATGTATTATTCCAACCCAAGAAGTTGCCACAACTGTCACGTACTTCAGGACCATAGAAAAAGACGCCAAAGCATGGTGGGAAATATGGTGGGAAGAACGGTGGGAAAAACGGTGGGAAGAACGGTGGGAAAAACGGTGGGAAGAATGGTGGGAAAAACGGTGGGAAAAACGGTGGGAAAAACGGCGGAAAGAATGGCGGAAAGAACGGCGGGAAATATGGTGGAAAATATGGTGGGAAGAAGGGGCTATGAATAGTGTAATTGATTGGTGTACCCAATGGAGTCACTGTTGTATCGGTTACGGCGTTTTTAACCTTATCAAGATTTCCAGAAACTGCGGTTGATTCTGCGGTTACGTTACCTACAGTAAAACCCGCATTGGTAATAGTTGTATTAGCGGTTGCTTTTGCTGTTCCGTGCTGCTATGGTTGGTTTAGCGGCTTTTCTTTTACTACCTTTACCAGGCTCTGGTGTCTTATTAGCGCTCATATTATGCTGCCAAGTCTCCTAGTGCTACCCATGTATCGGTAGCTCTCTTTATAAGTGTAGCAGATGACCATTGTGCGCGCAACTTAAGCCCTGGTGTGGCATTAATCGTTACGCCTGATTGGCCAGCTATAGTTGTTTGACCTGCTCCGGTCTGCAGTACTGTTATCGTAGTTCCAACCGGGAAGGCTACGTTTGCGTTGGTGGGGACGGTTAGGTTATGACCAGAAGCCACGCTCATTTCAACCATCTTTGACCTGTCTGCAAGAACAAGGGTATAAGCGGCTGTTTGGGCATTTGTTAGTGTGTCACCCACAATTCTTTCATACTTTGTTCCGTCATTTGTAAACTCCCAACAGTCGTCTGTTTCATTCCATCTAACCAGAACATTTGTTGATGTACCGCGCTCTACTTCAATGCCAGCATTTTCTGATGGTGATCCAGTAACATCGTTATTTAAAACGATAATATTATCTGAAACATTCAAAGTTGCGGTATTAATTGTTGTGGTTGTTCCGTTTACTGTTAGGTCTCCAGAAACAGTGAGGTTTCCGGCGACTGTGGGATTTGATGTATTTATCCAAGCTGATCCGTTATATAGAAGAACCTGGTTTGCAACGGCAGATGTAATTGTAACATCGCCAACATCGTCTAGGGCATTAATTGTTGGTATCGATGCATTAACCCAAGCGCTACCATTGTATTTAAGATACTGATTTGTAGCGTTGCCTGTTATTGTTACATCGCCAACATCATCAAGATTATTAATCGTTGGAATGTCAGCCCACTGTAAACCGCTTGCAGTTGAGCTATTCGCTTTAAGGAATTGACCATTTGTTCCTGCAGCCAGTCTACCAACAGTGTCTGCTGCGGAAGCAACAATAAGGTCACCTTTTGCATCAACAATTGAATTTGCGATATACGTATTAGCGGCAGTCGCAGTTGTAAGATAAGTGCTAGAGGCGGTTGCGGTTGTAAGATAGGTGCTAGAGGCGGTTGCGGTTGTAAGATAGGTGTTAGCTGCCTCTGTGCTCAATAAGCGCAACCCAATCGCCGTATTAACTCCGGATAGATCAACTTGTGAAGACTCTTTGTCAGTAACCCTTCCGTATTGATCAACCGTTATTGAACTTATAAAATTAAGAGTATTTGCGCCATTGACATTGTTAACGTTGACACTTGCTAAGTCGATGTTATCTGCATTGACGACTATTCTTGCAGAATTTGCTGTTTGCACATTAAAGTAACTTCCATCAAGAACTAAACCAGTTCCAGCTAAAAATGAACCAGCGGAGCTAAACTGAACTACGTTTATAGCGTCCGTTCCAACAACAAATGTATCTGGATTTGATACTGTCAGCACGAATCCTTTTCCAGCAGATGTTCCGTTGGTGACAAAGATATAGGCGCCTGGTATTTCACTAGCCTCATTGCACAAACCGCACCTAGTCAAAACCCAGGGAGTTGATCCATCACCAACAGTTGTGACAACATATCTACCATTTTGGGCTGCTGTAGTTTGATTTTTTACCAAAATTCCTTGATTGACAGAAAATCCAGACAATGAGTCAACTGTAAGTGCGCCGTTTGAATTAGCTGTTAATGTTGCGCCAACTCCGTTTGTTCCATTATTGTACGTTGCATTAAGATTGGCTATTGTAGCTACCCTTGCGGAAGGTTTTGCTTTAATCCCGCTTGCAATTTCGTCAACATAACCGTTTTGTCGCCAAAGACGTTGAGGTGCTTCCCGCATTAGATGCAACAACTGAAGTTACATTTAAAATTCCAGTAGCAGAAATGTTTGCAACAACATTGCCATCAGTGCCCTTAAATTCAACCAATGGAGCAGTAGCGCCATTGGCGGCCTTAAATACGACTGCTTCATCATTAACTGTTATTTCTGGTGCTGTTTCAAATCTTAAACGGGCCATGGTTCTCCTATAAGCTTAGTTATTGGTATAATCAAATGCTCGTTGAATATAGTAATGGCTTATTCATAAAATTATTGTGTTATTCTCTTTAAATATTCTAACATTTTACCGTGGTATTTTATGCGCCCAAAGTGGGTTAAGTTAATGGTTGGGTCTACCCAAACTTTTCCACCCATTTTCTGCCAATATCTACAAAATCCATAGTCTTCAGAAAGGAATCTGCCATCTTCGTCTACGTATGAATTAAAAAGAGCATAACCGTATTCTTTTTCGATATCATGCAATGCGCCAGTATCGTCATTGTATTTTAATTTTTTATATTTTTTAAACATTTTTTCAAATACTTGTCGCTTTATTAACATAAAGCCTGTTCCAGCTTCGTAGCATTCTATGGCACCATTTTCTATATTAAGCTGGACTTCGCCAGGCTTAGTAAGATGCACCACATATCTTGTTGCGTATTCCATCAGATCTTTTGAATCAAGATCTTTAAGAGCTCCATCTTTAACTCTTTCCCAGTTTATTTCTTTGATCGGATAAGAAGCCGTCATAACGTCCTTATCGTGCCATAGCATCTTGAGAACCGCTTCTTTGTCAAATTGAAGATCTGTATCTATAAACATAAAGTGAGTAGATGTCTCACTGCCCATAAATTTAGCTACTAAATTATTTCTAGCTCGATTAATTAAAGAATCTGATATTGTACAGACTGAGTACTTAAGACCAATTTCTTTAAAATACAAACATGCCTGCATAAAACTCATCATGAACGGTTCTGTTACATGAGAGTCGTAACACGGAAGAGCAAAGAAAACATTCCATTCTTGAATTTTTTCTTTTGGGATTGTTATATTAATATTTTGTTGTTCTATAGACATAATTCCCATTATAGCATAATGCTACCAGGTTGACAAAGAAAATCTCTTCCATGTGTTTTCGTCAACACATATATAAATATAATTTTCATCATAAGCTATGTCTCCCTTTTGACCATCTGAGGATGATGTTGTGGGGGCTGCTACTGTAATGTCGTTAAAAGAAGGTGGAGTTACTTTTCCGCCAACACCTTTAAATACCGTTATTTCTTTAGAAGAAGATTCTGGCGCTACCTCGAAAGCAACTGAAACCGCATTTGCTGTAGTAGCTTCCCAATATGGCTTTACGAATCCATAAGGAGCTTCTGTATCTCTGACTATTATTGCAACATCTCTTGAATTTAAATTATGGTTTATTTCAAATACAGAACTAGAACCATCTCCAACTATTTTAGAATAACTAAACCCTTCTAGTGGAAGAAAAACAGAAGCTACAATAGAGTTTGCCAATGGAGCTGCGCTAAAATCTAATGTAACTTTATTTGAAGATGTTGCAAAAGTGGCTGCTTCAACAAAGTCGTAGTCGGCGTTAGCATTTCTTAAGGTTACAACCACATCTCTTGAACCAAGTCCATGATTAATTTCAAAGCTTGAGTTTGATCCGTTACCTATTGTTTGGCTGTGGTAATCGTACTCCCCTGCAGAACTTATGAATACTCTTCTTGAGTTTGACGAAACTGGAGCAGAGAAATCTAACATTACAGTGTTGGCAGTTGTAGCTTCACTTCTTACAAAAATTGCATCGTATGGACTTGCTGCATCGAGTACTGAAACAACCACATTTCTGCTATCCAAGTTATGCGTGACAACATAAGAAGAACTTGATCCATCCCCAATTGTTGTGGCATAGACCGAGGGTTGGCCGTCTACTTCATCACTAGCCGGAGCAAATTTGCTACCATCAAATTTAAGTATTTGACCAGAGGTGGCATTTGAAAGATCTAACTGTACGCCAGATACCGTAATCGTATCACCGACTACGAGCCCATTCTTAACTACGAAATCTTTGTCTGCCACTAAAGTTCACTGTCCCTCTAGTTTAAAAACTATTAAATTGTTGAGGTATTTCTACCTATTTATATTACACCGCTATTAGTGTTCTTGCAACTTTGACAGTGGCATTTGTGCTTGCTGCATCGGTTATTGTAACTCTGAGGAGAACGTTACCCGAAGATATCGAAGTTGAAACAGACAAGGGGATTCTTGATGCACCAAGTTCGATTATTGCATATTCCGAGAGGTAGGAATCTGTACCATCATGAACAAGCAGTACTTCTGAACTTGTATACTTAGAACCTTGGGTTACCTGGATTAGGTATTTGGCTGTTCTATAAGCCGTCTTATCAAAGCTATCAACTGTTGTTATTGTATTTACAGAAACAGCTTGAGTTGATGTATTGAGTTCACCAGTCGAGTCGATTGTGAATGCACCAGCTGAAACCGTATTTGTTACTGTCGCATTAGCAAACGACACTGAGTCACCAGTTCCAACTGACTGACCAATTGCGAATGTCGGATTTGCACCCTCGCCTCCGGCATTTGTGATTGTTACACCAGTACCTGCAGTAACATTAGCCACAAATGATCCAGATGCTATATTTGAATAATTGCTCGAATCAGAACTTATCTGCCATGTATCTGTAGCTTCATTCCAGCGGAATTCTGCATCTGAAGATGTACCACGCTCGATCTTGATTCCGGCATTGAGCGATGGAGCTGCGGTAACTCCGCTGTTGAGGACTATTATATTGTCCTCAACTGACAGGGTCTCTGTATTCAGAGTGGTAGTATTACCATTAACAGTGAGGTTGCCCGAAACTGTTAAGTCTTGTCCAATCGTCACATTTGATGGCAAGCCAACTGTAATCGCACCAGCAGAAGCGGAAACTTCAATTTCATTTGCAGTCCCAGTAAGTGAAGTTACGGCATTTGATGAAAGATCGCTTACTTGCGATGCAAGAATGGATATCATTGAGTTGGTTGCATTTGTCAAGCGACCCTGAGCATCAACTGTTATTATCGAAACAGAATCAGCGGCACCGTAAGTATTGGCCACTACGGTTGTATTTGCCAAGCTTACTGTTACGTTGCCTGAAGAGCCACCACCACTAAGACCTGTTCCAGCAGTAACCGACTCAATGTCGCCAGCGTCGTTTGTGAAGCTGATTACACCAGTGCTGCTATTGTAGGAAAGGTCTCCAGATACGCTTATAGCTGCTCTAGCGTTTGAAGTAAAGTCTGTAACTTGCGATGCAGTGATCGATATTGTTGAGTTGCCTGCTGTTGTCAAACGACCTTGTGCGTCGACAGTGAAGGTGGATACTGTGTTTGCAGCACCGTACGATCCTGCTGTAACGGCAGTATTACCTAAGGTAACTGTTACATTAGAACCTTCTCCACCTGCTCCAGAAAGCGTTATTCCTGTTCCGGCTGTCAAGTTTGCAACATAGTCACCAACGGTGTCTGTACCAAGATCAATTGCATCATTTACCCAGGCTGTACCATTCCACTTGAGGAAATCTCCACTTGCAGCAGAGGTAATGTTTACGTCACCAATATCATTAAGTGCGGTAATCGAAACTGCAGCAACGTCGTTTGTTGTTGCTACGTTGGCATAGGTTGTGCCATCCGAGCTTATTTGCCACTTATCGTCTGTTTCGTTCCACTTAAAGACTGCGTTATTAGAAGTTCCTCTTTCAACTTCGATTCCGGCATCAAGTGTTGGCGATCCAGTCACTGTGCTATTGAGAACTATTATATTATCTTCAACATTAATAGTTTCTGTATTAAGGGTGGTTGTGTTACCCTGAACAGTAAGGTTTCCGGTTACAGTAAGATCCTGGCCAATTGTTACATTAGATGGAAGGCCAACGGTTACTGCCCCATTAGAAGCCGAGACTTCTACCTCGTTTGCTGTTCCAGTTAAGGATGTCACCGCAACAGATGCAAGGTCAGAGACCTGTGAACCAGTTATCGAGATAGTTGAATTACCAGCTGCTGTTAGGCGACCTTGTGCATCGACTGTGAATGTTGCAACTGTATTTGCTGATCCATATGATGCTGCAGTTACGGTAGTGTTAGCTAGGTCTATAGTGACATTGCCCGAAGAACCGCCACCACTAAGGCCAGTGCCAGCTGTTACAGATTCGATATCACCAGCGTCGTTTGTAAAACTTATTACACCAGTGCTTGAGTTATAGCTTAAATCACCAGAAACGCTTATTGCTGCTCTGGCGTTGGAGGTAAAGTCGCTAACTTGAGATGCGACAATTGATATTGTGGAATTACCGGCTGCGGTGAGGCGACCTTGTGCATCAACGGTGAATGTTGCAACTGTATTGGATCCACCGTAGCTACCAGATGTAACCGACGTATCATCTAGGTTTACGGTAATTGTATCAGTTGCACTTGCAACCGTTGAAAGTCCAGTTCCACCAGCAATCGTAAGCGTGTCTGAACCCGATGTTATTGTTTGGTTTGAACCAGAGTCGCCTGCTACTGCAAAAGATGTTGCTATATTAGCGATTGTATTATTTACATTAGAAATAGCATTATCGGTGTATGAAGTTGCATTTGAATACGCTGTGTCTACATCGGAATTGCTTGCAATATTGTAATAATTTGTTCCATCATTTGTAAAATCCCACTTGTCACTTGTTTCATTCCAACGGATCATTACATCGGCTGATGTACCGCGTTCAATTTGGACACCAGCGTTTTGAGATGGCGCTCCAGTCACATCGTGGTTGAGAACTATTATATTGTCAGAAACATGTAGCTCTTCGGTATCTACCGTTGTTGTATTACCACGAACAATAAGGTTTCCAGTCACAGTAAGGTCTGAACCAACCGAAAGAGTATTGCTTATTGTAACGTTTGCGGGAAGCCCGACAGTTACTGCTCCGTTAGAAGCCGAAACCTCTACTTCGTTTGCTGTTCCACTGAGTGACGTTACAGCAGCTGTTGAGAAGTCTGTTACCTGAGAAGCTGTTATTGCAATTGTTGTGTTGCTAGCTGAGGTTAAACGGCCTTGAGCATCTACGTTAAATGCTGCGACTGAGTTTGCGCTACCATAGTTTCCAGCTGTAACTGATGTATTGTCAAGATTAACTGTAACCGTATCTGTATTGGAGGTTACGGTGCTGAGGCCAGTTCCTCCAGCAATTGTTAGCGTATCTGTTCCTGATGTAATTGTTTTGCTAGCACCAGCGTCTGCGGCAACTTCAAACGAGGTAGCAACATTAGCGATTGCGTTGTCTGTGTAAGATGTTGCGTTAGCATAGGCGTTAGATGCTTCGCCATAGGCGTCATATGTGTTTGCTGTAACGGCTATTGTTGGATTAGAGCCTTCTCCTCCCGCATTTGTAATAGTTATGCCAGTTCCTGCGGTAACGTTAGAAACATAATTGCCAACTGTATCTGTAGAAAGATTAACGGGATCATTGATCCAAGCTGAACCATTATAACGGAGGAAGTCTCCATTAGCAGCGCCGCTAATTGAAACATCGCCAAGATCGTCTATTGAGCTAATGGTTATCGTTGAACCTGCAACGGCTGCGTATACGCCAACTCTTACGGAATTGCTTGAGGGGGCAGTTGAAAAGTCAAGTGTAACGGTTCCAGTTGTTGTTGCTTCCCATCTAACTTCAATAACCTCGTATGGGCTTGCTGCATTTCTTGCGACAACTACAACGTCACGAGTACCAAGGTTGTGTGTTATTGTGAACGTTGTTGCCGAACCATTGCCAATTGTTTCAACGTGAACAGTACCAGCCAAACCAGTGTCCGAACCAGGAACAAAACTATTGCCATCAAATTTAAGAACCTGATTTGTTGTTGCACCAGTAGGATCAATTGTAACCCCATTAATGCTAAGACTGTTTGCAGAAACATTGCCAACATTAAGAGTTTCTGGTAGCGAGAGTGTATAAACACCGCTTGTTGCGTTCGAGGAAACAGATACCTGATTTGCGGTTCCAACAACATTAGATATTAAGTTAACACCGTATTATGGCGTTAGCAGTGCTGTTTTTATAAAATAATTTACCATCAGCTACGTTAAGTGCCAATTCTCCGAGCATCAACGAACTAGGAGCATTGTTTGCTTCGTCGGATCTCTTTAAAAGGAGTGTATTGTTAACCGCAAATATAGAACCACTAAATGGCATAGTTACCTCTCTGATTATTGTTGACTAGGGCATTATCTATGATAGAATAGTAATGATCAAATATCAAATAGTATGAAATAATTTATAATTTATAAATGGAGTTTTATGAAAGTTGAGCGCGGAATCGAATACAGGGGCGTTGTTGCTGAATCAAGTCCAAAGGATAGTTGGGCAGATCAGGTTATTCCGCAGGCTTTAGAAAAAAAATACTATATATCAGGAAGAACTGGTGCAGAAGCCATGATTGCTTTTTGGCAGGATGTTTCTGAAGGAAAGTATATGGCTCTATGTGATGAATTCCAGATACCCAATCACCTAGGACTGGTTCACTCTGCTAGTACCTGGGCTAAAGAGCTTATCGTTTCTGGCAGGATACTACTCAGGAAAGATTAAGTCTTCTGTAGGTTTTTGCCGGTGTTGTTACAACACTTGGATCCCAATAATCACCTTTAAACAAATTATAAATAACATTATTTATATCATTAAATAATAATATTTTAGTTTTGTTTAAATTTATTTTCTTTTCATCCACATTTGGTGGCCAGCCATATATTGCGCCATCGACATAGTGAAATGATTTGTTTTCGGACATACGATATAGTTCTTGTTCTGATTCTCTGCCAAAAAGAGTGTTTAAATCCAAATAAATATTTTTATATTTATATTTAACTGCTAACTGCAAAGAGTCCTTAGCTATTCCGCTTGTTCCAATACAGATGAATATATCTATATTATCAAATAATTCCTCAAGACAAGAGACAACTTGTATGTTACACCTTTTTGCATTTTCTATGGTCTTGGATGATCTTCCATCTAAAAAAGTATAAAATACTCCTTTTTCAGACAAAGTTCTAGCTATGCTAGAACCCATTTTCCCAGCAGAAAGAATACCTATTTTATATTTATTACTGATTGAACCAGGGGCCACTTGGGGATGTGTTTGCATCGGAAAGACCAGAAGCCTCATATTTTGACTTTACCCAATCAGAGCAGAACAAAAACCAATCAGATTGAGCTTGATTTTCTCCAGAGTATTCTGCGCCTCTTTTAAGATATTCAATTAAACCAAGAATAATACTTTTTTCGTCCGTTGGAACCACAGAAGCTTGCGATACTTGCGTAGCCTGTTGCTTTGATTCCTGTTGTGTCAAAGAAGATGTTGGCTGCGAACCATCTGGATATTCAACATGAGTAGAATGAGTGTCTGAACTTACTGGTGTTAACAATGAATCATTTGACATTTTATAAACTCCTTTTTCTTCACTAATTATAGCAGGAGATTATTCTACCAGCAACTTATCCAGTAACAACAACTCTGCGAGAAGAAGAATCTGGTGGAGTGGCAAATGTAACTTCAATTGAGTTTAAATTGCTCCTTCTTACAGCTGCATAGACGGTTTCGTAATAGCCCGTTTCGTATATTTCAACCAATACGTCTCTAGTGCCCAAACCATGGGTTACGGTAAATGTGGTATTTGCTCCATCGCCAATAGTTGCGGAGTACTTACTTACTGTACCAAGGCCTTCTTCTGCGGTGTCTTCATCTGGAATAAATTTAACACCATTAAACTTTAATACTTGACCAAAAACAGCTCCAGTTGTATCTATTTCAATACCATCAACAATTAAATGTTCTGCCGTAACGGTGTTAAAAGACGGATCGTCCGAAACAGATATTTCCGGACTAAGTGCACCAACTCCTATTTCTCCGATTATTTCTATATTATTTCCTGAAAGTAGTGTTTCTACAAAACCAAAATCTATTTTGTCAGATGTTACACTGCCGTTAGCTATCGTTAGAGTTAGGGTTGCATTTGCTAAATTGGATATTAAAACAGATCCGTCTACATCTCCATTGGCTGTAAGAGTAAACTCTGAATTTATCGATATAACAGGATTGGAGCCTTCTCCTCCAGAGTTAGAAATTATAATTCCTGTACCTGCAGATATATTAGCAAGGTAGTCTCCGACGGTATCTGTAGCTAAGTTAACTGGATCATTGATCCAAGAACTTCCGTTATATCTAAGAAAATCTCCATTAGCTACGTTAGCGATACTGACATCAAATAAGTCATTTATTGTTCTTGTATCTATATATGAAACCGAGTTTGAATACGCCGTATTTGCTACTGTATTCGCATATGCTACTGCGTTTGCTTCTGCGGTCGAAGCTGCGCCGTACTCGTCATAAGTACCAGCTGTAACCGAAATAACCGGAGTCATTCCCTCTCCTGAGTTATCGGTTATAGTTATTCCGGTGCCTGCAACAACATTTGCCATGTAACTACCAGTAGTATCAGTACCCAGGGTAACAGAATTCGGCTGTATTAATGTATTGATAGTTACATCTTGTGTTCCGTCAATAAAAACATTGCCAGCAACATCGCCACTAAGTATAATATTTCTTGCGGTAGTCCAGGAATTTGCAGAATTTGCTGTTCCGCTTAGATTTCCAGTTACGTTTCCATTTACGTTTCCATTTACGTTTCCACTAAGATTTCCAGTTACATTGCCAGTTAAATTACCATTTACATTACCGGTTACATTTGCGGTTATTGTTGTTGATGTAAGAACAACCGTATTGTTAACTTTTATAGATTTACCGAGAAGCTAAATTAATATCCTCAGAAGATTCCCAAGATTGTGTTGAATTAGACCAAAGAAATGTTTTATCAGTAGTTCCTTTTAGGACTATTCCACCACCATCTGCGGTAGTATTACTTGGAGAAGAAACAGTTCCAAGTTCAATATTTACATCCTCTACACTAAGTGTTTCAGTGCTAATTGTAACAACATTGCCACTTACGACAAGGTTACCAGATATAGACAGCCCATCTTCAGTACTAATTAATGTATTAGATGATTGAAGTAAATTTAAAGAAGAAGCTACTAGTGTATTAGCGTTGTTTCGGTAGTAAAAGATTCCATTAGTTGGATCGATTGCTATTTGATCACTGGTTATATTAGGTATTGGCATGGTGATCTTTCTTTATGTTAAAACTATTTAGAATGTTCCGCCATCAATCACCGTGTTGCTAATAGTTACATCACTTAAAGAACCACCAGTAATATTAACATCATCTGCGTCTTGAACAGATATAGTTCCCAATCCCAAGGTTGTTCTAGCTATTGATGCACTTGCGCTAGATATTAAACTTCTTGCATAAGAAGTTAAATCAGCTAACGCTGCGGTTCCTGAACCGGTAAAGTATGGCAATTTATCGGCTGCGGAAGTAAGTCCAGCGAGTGCGGCTAGTTCTGCATCATAGGCTTGAACATCTGTTCCAATCGCTAAACCAAGATTTGTTCTTGCTTGAGGGGCGCTAGTTGCGCCAGTACCACCATAGGATATTGATACGGTAGAACCATTCCAAGTTCCAGAACTTATTGTTCCAACTGAAGTCAAGCTAGAGTTAACAACACTAGAACCAAGAGTCGTATTTGAAAGGACAGTTACTCCAGATATGTTGTACGTTTTACCAGAAGCTAAATCCATGTTTTCCGAAGAAGTCCAAGAATCTGTTCCATCTATCCAGTTAAACGTTTTATCTGTTGAGCCCTTAACTGTTATTCCTGCTCCATCAGCCGAACCATCAGTAGGAGAAGAAGTGTTTGCCAAAAGTATGTTTTTGTCTTCAACTGCCAAAGTCGCAGTATTTAATGTTGTAGTATTGCCCTGGACCAAGAGGTCGCCAGTAACCGTCAAATTATTTGGTATCGTGACATCATTGGCTAAGGAAAAGGTGACGTTTCCATTTGCCGCAGAAACTTGTACTTGATTTGCTGTTCCGGTGGCTGACAATACACCTTCATTGTTTACCGTAAATGTTCCGCCCTCAACTGCCGTATTTGTTACGGAAATACCAGTTCCTGCAGAAACAGATGCTACATAATTACCGGTGGTGTCAGTTCCAAGTGCAACAGAGTCAGCAACTATTGAAGCTGTCAGTGTTGCGTTAGCAAGATCTGTTACTGTGACACTACCACTAAGATCGCCAGCAAGTGTAATGGTGAAGTCAGCAACGTCTAAATTTACTTTAGAGTTATTATCATCATAAGAAGCAGAAATTCCACTATGTGTACCATTTGTAAGTAAAGCGGCTGCGGCGTCTTGGGCGTCTTCGGTAAAACCAGTTATTTGACCAGCATTAATATTGATTAGCGTTGTTCCAGCAGCTGTAAGTCGACCTTGTGCATCTACGGTAAAGGTAGTTACACTATTGGCTAGACCATAAGAGGCTGCAGTAACAGTTGTATTATCTAGATTGATGGTTACCGTGTCGCCAGAAATTGCAGAACTTAGGCCAACTCCACCAGCAATTGTAAGAGTGTCGGTTCCAGAAGTAATGCTGGAATTACTTCCACTATCTGCTGCTAGGTTAAAGGAAGTTGCGACTGCATTAATTTCCGAATTAACGTTTGCTATAAGTTCGTCTACATAAAGCTTTGTTACTGCGTGAGTATTTGAGGACGGCGTTGGCACAACTACTGTGCCAGTAAATGTTTTGTTCCCAGAAATTGTTTGTGCACTAGAAAGCGTCGTAAAAGCACCTGGTCCAGCAATGGCTATTACACTTGTTGCACTTCCGCCTAAACCGCCGGTTCCTTCACCGTAGTAAAGAACATCATCGACTTCGTTAAATGCTAGTTCGGCGTTTTCTAGACTAGATGGGGCACCAGATGCGCCAGAAGACCTTCTTTTGATTCTTAGTGTATTAGCCATTTTTAAAAATTACCTCCATCTACAAGATTTTCTTCTGCATAGTTGACCCATGCAGAACCGTTATAACGTAAAATCTGACCAGTAGCTACCGAATTTATAGTAACATCATTTAATCCATTTAAAACTGATTGTTCTTGAATTAATGATTCTGCATTTATTATTCTATCTTTTACGGTCAAGTAACTTCCAGCTGGATTTAATCCCAGGACTGTTTGTATTGCCTCTATTGCATCATTCGCGTCAGCATGCTGTTTTGCATGGGGGACGGTAACAGAATTAAGTGGATCAGACGCCGTTGGATTTACCAAAACATCTAGTTGACTTGGGTAATTTGATGCCATTTTGTGTGATTCCCTATAGGTTTAAAATTCTTCCTGAATTATTATTCCACTGCAGCGTTAATAGTAAGGATTCTCCAGTCCCAGTAAACGGTAATCCTTCAGATTCATCAATAAAGAAAAATAATAAAGAACTTGCATCCGAAGCTCCAACTTGGTATACGATGATTGCATCAAAACTAGTTCCAGGAAAGCTAGATTCAAGAACGTCGTCGGCATCAAGTATTCCAGAGCTGCCGTCTAATCCAGTTAAATTAGAGCTTCTAAATACAATTGCAGAAGACGGAATATCTGATACAAATTGATTAGTTAAAAAATTAGGAGTATATAATGATTTATTAACAAAAAGAACTTTAAAATTTTTTGTTAAAATATCAATTTTTCCTTCTAAAAGAGCTTGTTTTGCTTTTGTATAAAATGTATTTGCCATTTAAATACCTATATCTTTTGAAACAATAATTCTATATTTATATCCAGTCTCAAAATAGGTTTTATCTTCTGTGTAATAAGCTGGGGTAGCGTCATTGGAAGGAAAATCTACGTAGACCTCCGGTTTCCAAGAGTGCATTTGTATTTTTGCATCTACGGATTCCCATCTAGATGGAGTTCTTTGAATTTTTTTTCTTTGTATCTTAAAATACTGTGAGGTTAAAAAGTTTGTTGCTGGTCTAGCGTTGAACGCTATTGTTACTCTACCATTATTGTGAGAATTATCTATATAAAAATCTCCGTTATCAGGATCAACATCTTTTATATAGAACTCTGGATTTTTTGCTATTATTTGATACGAAGTATATGCTTCGTTAAGTACTGATTTATCTTCAATATATATTTCTTCTACAGTTGGAACTGTAATGGAAGAAACCCCAGATGGTGTGGCCGCATCCTGTTTTGTAAAGACGATATATTCTTCTGGAACAACTTCGTTTGCGGCATCAAGTAATCCAACTAACCTAATTGCATACTCTTGACCAGAAACAAGTGTTTTATTCCAATATAGGGTAAGTGTTCTTGATATAGTGTTATAATCCGCTAATGTATTAATTACCTTAAACGGATTCTCTACCTGGCTAGGCGTTGCAGCGCAGGTTTGAGCAATAAATTTATCATTTGTTATAGAAGCAATCTTGATAGTTCTGCCAAATTTAATTTTAACTCTGTCCAAGTTTACTGCTGCGTAATCAATTAAATTCAGCGGCACGGTTTGCTCCTACGTTGTATATACAGATATTTAATTAGTAACTAAAAACGGACAAAAAGATAAGGGGTGGCTTTCGCCACCCCTGATCCCTTCTTAGGATTCCGTAACTATAACGGCCCTAAGGACTGTTATTAGAGCGATACCTGGTTTGTAACCGAAACTTCGTAGTTACGGGTCAGGCGTACGTTCTTAGCAACTGTGATACCCTCACCGTCACCGAGCATAACGATGTCATAGCGCTCTTTCATCTTCATCGAACGAATGTCACGTGATGGATCATCGAACTGATCCGTGCTCATGTCGTCCTTGACGAGAAGAGTGCCAACCTCATTACGGTCAATCAGGAAAAGGTCTGACTTGGCTGGTGTTGAACCGCTCTTAGCAGTAAAGCTAACGAATGGCGAGACGATAACATTCAGACCCATTGGGGCTGTGGAGTTAAGCGTGCCTTCCTTAGACTGCGGACGGTAGCCCCAGCTTGTGTTGACAGCAGCTGCAGATCCACCTGCATGGAAGATCGAGTCTTTCAAGAAGACCGACCACATGAGTGGGTGGAGAATGAAGTCTGTTGGAACATGATTCTCGGCCATTAGAACAGCTGCCATATCAACGATGTCATCCCAGGTAACGGTCTTGTTGGCTGCGCCATCAATTCCGCGACCTGTTGTATCGTCGTATGAACCACTGTCGTTGTCAAAGACGATTGTTGCAGCGTCCTTGAAACGGCTAAGTGCAATTTGTTCCTTCAGGCGTGCCATTGCACGACCTGCAGCACGTACATGCAGACCTACGATGTCCCAAAGTGAGTCAGCAATAACTTCCTCTGTGAAAGCCAGCTTAACACCTTTCTTTGACACCTTGCCCTCGACTTGCTTAGCAAATGCGAGTGCCTGCTCTGGGTATTCTTGTCCTTCTGGTATCTCAGCAGCTTGAATTGCGTTTACCGCTGGGAATTCCAAAGAACGACCCTTACCGAGGCGTACTGTTGAAAGGAGCGGAGTCACCAAAAGCTGCGGTTCGGCTGCCTCTTTTAGAGTACGCGAGATAACTTTGGGGAATAGCGCTGCGGCATCGGATGATGCAAAGGCCTCCTTAATTGTCACTCTGTTCTCTAAGTCGATGTAACCATCCTCAGCAAATGCGGCTTCCCAAGCTGGGAGACCCGAGAGGAGTTCTTGTATTGTTTTACTCATCTTAGGATCTATCCTCCTGTTTGTTGTTTTTTTATTTTCTTATTAGAGCGTCAGGTTAACGCGGAATGCGCCAATGACGTTCGTAACATCCAAATTGGAGCGGATGCCCAACTTGTTCTTATAGGTGCCTTCACGTGTAATTTCATATACCGTCTTCAAAGCACCTGGGTCTGACGGCAGCTGCATGTAGGAGAGTAGACCGTCATCGAAGTTTGTTGCAAACTTTTCGACTTCAATTACTTTACCAACTTGCAACCATGGGTACGATGCTGCGTCTGCTGTTGAAAGCTTTCTTGGGCGACCCATAAAATCTGGGGCGATCAAGTCACCTGCAGCAACGTCTGCGTTTACATTTGTAACCATTGGGTACTCTACATAACCGTGTGTGATAAAGCCAGCACCTTGTGATGTGCCCTTATCGAATGGTCTGTAAAGATCATATTGTGCGCATCCAACTGGAAGCGAACGAGCGGCAACTGCTTGAGTGTCACCCGAAGCGCCTGCGACTGGTGTTGCACCAGCTAGTGGGTCCCAACCTGAAATAGTGTCACCCCATGTTACTGAGGATCCGCTACCGTTAGCTGGAACAAAGCGCGAATCACCATTTGCATCTGTTACAACCGAAAGGATTGTTCCTTTTGGAATAACGATTTCAAAACGGTCATCTTCTGAATCTACGTACCAAGTTGGGAGTGCAACTGATGGAAGAATGTAGGCTGATGGTGCAATACCCTCAGAAACTACAAAACGACCTGCGCCAGTCTTGGTCCCTACTTTGCGAAATTTCGCTAAGCTCATGTTATTATCTCCTTAATGTTTAGAGTTTCTTGCGACCCATTAAAGCATCGACAAGAAGATTTTCAAATGCAGACTCTGCTGTATCTTCATTCTTCTCTTCGCTTGCTTCGACTTCTGAATCAATTGTTAATACATTGTGCTCTTCATTTGATACGACCTCACTCTCAACTGCAATGTCAGCAAATTCCTTTGCTTTTGTAACATTGCCTGCTGGAATCTTTGCCATATCTCTTAGCGAATCGGCAAGCGACGAAGCGGTTCTCTTAACATGATCTTCGATAAGAGAATCTCTGTCTTCTGCTGATTCAATTCCAAGAGCAATTTTTGTATCGACAACTCTTTCAACGAGAGTACGATGCAGTGCTTCTTTGAGTTTTTTGTTTTCTTCTTCTAGAGACTGAATTTTATTTTGAGTCTCGTCAGCATCTTGCTCAGCGGCTTCTTTTTCGTCACTGAGCTCTGCTTCTGGCTCTTCAGTCTTTTCTGCTTCTTCGGTTTCTGTTGAAGAAGCCTCTTCTGATTTTTCGGAGTCTGCAGAATCAACAGCTTTTTCAGCTTGTTCTTCTGTCTTCTCTGAATCTTCAGATGAGATCTTTTCTTGATCAACTGCTTGTTCTGCAGTTGGTTCGGCTGGCTGCTCTTCTTTTGCCTGCTCAACTTCTAAGCTTTCTTCTTTTTGGACTGACTCCAAAAGACCCTCAACAACCTCTAAAACGTTGTCTTCTTGAACTTCTTGATTCATCTTTGGGTTCTCCTCATTATTTTCAACTACATTATTCTTAACAAATAGTAATGTATTATCTTTCTGCCTATCAGTTTCACTTTCCTGAAAGGCCATTGCTGTTAAAAATGCTCCCTTGAGATGCAGATATAGTGGTCTTGATTCTTTCTTTTTAAGGCCGACAAAAATTGACTCATTCTCCTCTACGGAAACAATATCTTCTTTATCCATGTGTAAAACAAATGCCGAAGTTTTTGCTGTCCAGTTTTCTGAGTCGGATGTTGTTACTGAGCCATCTATTTTTTTAGAAGATCTAACACCAGATCTTTGATCAGCGGGTTGATTTACAAATGAATACTCTTTAAATGATATGTCCTGCATGTCTATGAAGGCTAACTTACCCTTATAAACTTTACCTCTCTTGTATTTGGGAAACTTTGGCCTGCCGCTATCATCTTCTTGGGCTAAGTCTTCGCCGGAAATCGAGCAAACGGCTTTACCGGCTCTGCCGCCAACTGAACCAGTCAAATATCTTTTATCGGCTATTTTTTGAGCTGCTAAGGGATCTGTAATTGCTATCTGTAGTCTTACAAAATTTGCTCCATCGATCTCTTTATCCATTCTGGCTGCGATAACTCTGCCGATGGGTTCGCTATTGAGATCATGATTTAAAATAATAGGCTTTGGGTATGGCTCCACCCATGACTGAAGAGCCTTTTCTAACTCTGCTGCAGAGTAGTTATTATAATTAGCGGTAAGTCCGTTCGTGAATCGCAGCAACTTCGATAATCAATCCATGTTTATCATTAAAGGATTCAGAAAACTGTGATTCAATTTTAGAAAAATCTGGTAGTTCAAGAGTAAAATTCTCTGTGAAATCAAACGCCATTTTTATCTCCAATATAACTATCCGACATTTATAGTAAATGATCTGTTTATAAGATTAAACAATATTATATAAATATATCATACTTTCTACGAGATTTCTAAATATTGACTGTGTCTGGGATCGCCGTTAGCAAGAAAATGCTGCAACATCGCTTGATGCATTATGTGCGGAGCGTAAATGTAGGAGGCAGAGTATAGATTTAATCCAAGTTTTGCTGCGTTTGCGGACCAACCAAGGTCCTCGCCCTGGCTATGTAAATCATAATTAACATTTTGATAAGTATGCTTTGACATCATTTTTGCGGCCATGATAACATCTGATTTAAAATATTCTCCAAGTGGATATTTTTCTTTTCTGTATGCTTGACCGCCAGGTTCATTTACCCAGTTCATAACGCTAGGGTACATCGTATCATTTGGTGTCATAAACATAAGCGGACTAACCGCATCTGCACCGTCTTTAATATGTGATACCAAGTAGTTAATTGTATTTGAGTTGGTCAAAAGAATATCGGAATCAAGACTAAAAAAATAATCTGGATTTATTTCTCTTACTTTTTCAAGTAATTTATTCCTAAGAAATACCATGTTTGTATATTTTGACATACTCCAAACTCTGGAATTTTCTTTATGCTCGAAATGAGGAATCTCTGTTCGAATATCTATTTCAAACAAAGGAATATTCGGCCTATTATTTTTGTATCTAATAAGATGAGATATTGTTTCCTGATCATCTGGAGAAACTTCAAAAACAAAACCTATATTAGATAAATCCAATTCTTGATTTTCAATACAGGAAATCCAGTAAGGAAATATCCAATCTCTTTTATAGATTGGACAACCGATAACTAATTTAACCATTTTAAATACTACTCAACGGCTGTAACAGAAGCCTCTTCTTTTACCTTCTTTTTAGAAGGTGTTTTTTCTTCTTTTGGCTTTTCTTCAACAAGAGAATCCTGTTGAGAAACTGGATTATTTTCTGCTTGTTCTTCATTTGGAACTATTATTTCTACAATTGCATCGATGACATCAACTAACGCCTCTAGTGCTAAACGAGTTTGACCATTGCGAACTGCCGTCTTAAAGACTTCAAGAATATCTTTTTCTTCAATATCAACATTAGACATTTTTATCTTCCTTTTCTAAATCTGTTCCTATTACATTATACTCTTTTTCAAGCAAGTTTTCAATTACTCCTAAAAATTTATTGTCGTTTCTTCTTATGTTTGGAGAGCTGTTGCGTCCATTTTGATTTTGGGGTCTAGATTTATTACCGGGTCCCTTTCTTGCATTTGGCAAGTTTCTTTGACCTGATGTAGCTGATTTTTGTCCATCAGAATTTTTTGGTTCCTGTGGGGCATTTTGTGAAGAAATTTCTGCTTGAGCTCCAGCTATATCTATTTGTGTTTTAGCTTGAAGACCGGCGTAAAGCTCCGTATCGTCAACATCTGGGCTTAGACCTAAAGCTAATCTAACTTCGCTAAGGGTAATTGTATTGTTAACAAATTTTTGTATAATGTGATTTTCTTTTTTAACTTGAGTATCTACGTCTATCTCTTTAAACTTGAAGAAACACCTATCTGACTCTCCATTTGCCGAAGGGTTAACAGTTGGGTCAAAACCACCTTCAAACAGCAATTCGTTAAATATATTTAGTCTTATCATTTCTCCAAATATTTTTTGTATTTGCTTAACCTTATCGTATAAAGCTGTGTCTAATCTGTCTGTTACAGATCTATTACCACCATTCATGGTCATACCCAAGTGATGAGGAGCGACACCCAAACCAACCGCAACGCGCTCCTTGAAGTGATCCAGGTACCTTGAGGCATCGAGTGCTGTATTTTCTGATCCAATTATTTCTATATCATGCCTATACGGAAGAATCAAACCACCCTCTGCCCTAAGGTTTTCTATTTCAAGAGCAGCTTGGTCTATTTCTTGTGGTTCTGCCGGCTGTTCAGCTGTACCAATTTTATACTTATAAAGAGGAAATAGTTCTCTATGAACTAAATTTTGTATATCTTCTTCGATTTGTCTAAGTGCAATTACGTCATCTAAAACGGTATTGATATACGGAGTTCCAAAAGCTCTTCCTGGTTTTCTGTCTAGATGAAGATGAATTACCCTATCTGCCGACCAAACTGGATCTCTATCCGTAGGTGCATAGGTCAATGGATCTGTTGCCTGTTGGTAGGCTCTTGGTCTATTATGTTTATCTCTTAGAATTCTAACCTGTTCTGTTGGGATAAGATAATAACCAGCAATTGGGTACTCGGCATTAACGGGGTTGAGCTTAGACGGGAAGTAGGGAGTAATATCTCCTCTACCCTTAACTATAAATGCATTACCAAATTTGAATAACTGATCTGATACTTCTATCAAAAAATCTAGAAAAGGTCTTTTCATAGCCATTTCCATAAAATCTATTCTTTGAAGAAGATAAGAAACGGCTTCTTGATTTTCTGAAACTATTTCCCAGCCTTCTTTCCAGAAAAGCTCTTTATGTTTTGCTATAGCTTGACGGACATAGGAGTCAGTATCAACTGCTTGATGTATTCTATCAAAATCGTAAGATGGTGGTTCAAAAGAAGCTCTTTTGCTAAAAAAATAAGATGTTCCCTGAAAGCCTAGAGCCAGGGCAGCCACTCTCATTGTTTTTGATAATGGACCTATATCTTGAGGCTTTAAAGATCTTTCCTCAAGATTGGTTTGATTGATGCTACCCGAAAAGGGCAAATAATCTTTAAACGCCATCTTACTTCCTTAGTGCGACCTTGACATTAATAGTAAGGCCACTTTTGGCTAGGCTATATTTTATAGTGCTTCTGCCATCCCGGCGGCATCAAATGTCTTTTTAATAATAAGATCTTTTACTGCCTCGAGCCAAAAGATGGTTTCCGCTTCTGAAAAATCACTCTTATACGAAAGATTCTTTTCAGAAATTTTAATTTCGACTTTAAATTCTTTTACTTCGTCTTGAACATCGCTCATTGCTGATTTCCTCTCAGTGTATTGATGATTGCTGTTAGTTGCTTTATTGTTGCATCTTTAATGATTAACTCAGTGGTTAGCTGTCCAACCTTTTCCTGAAAAGACGCTATTACTAAGCTTATGTCTAATTCTGAA